TAAAGCATATTTGCTTTCATCTTTTAATTTTATAAATCCATTGCCGGAAGAAAGGTTTCCACTATATATCTTAAAAAAATCTTTATATGGCGAAGAAATTACATAGCCTCCTGTATCAATATTTATTGTCTGGGATATTTTTATAATCTCCGGCATAATCTCTGTAATTCTTTTCCCTAATTGTCCCCAGTACATATTAAATAATTTTAGCAATGCCCTGTTTACTAAATCAATTATATAAGATGCTGTGATTCCGTTTCCTGTGTCTGGTAGTGCCATAGCTGCCAATGGATTAAAGTTTGGAAGTGTGTCTGGTATTTTAGCTACGAGTGAAACTGCGATATGATCTATGCGAGGTGTCGCCATTTAATCTATCATTCCCTCGTATGCTGACATCTTCTGAATTACTCCTCTTGCTTTATGAACTATCGGTCTTAATCTTTCTTTTTCTGCTTTGAATCTATTCATAAAAAACTCTTTACCTTTAAACTCTGATAACAACTCTGATGTGGCATAATAGGTTAGTGCCTTATCCCATTCTATATCGAGTTCAGGTTCGGTTGTCTCATCAATCGTTCCTACTGAATTCTTTTGATAAGCATAAAGTTCTATTGCTGTGTCTGCGTAAGATGAATCCGGTACAGGGTAAACTCTTAACCTGTTACCTACTTGTGTTCCGATTAAAGGCTGTTTTGTGTTTACTATTGCATTACCGAGAAGTGAGGCTTTTATATAATTGCAAACAAGTGTGTCCGTGCTTTCCGGTGCTAATCCCGAAAGAATAGTTATTGTTGAATTTAATATGCTGTAATCTGTGTCTCTAACCTGAAGAACTCCATTAAAGAATATTTCCTCTGAATCTTCAACTATGTCCTCTGCTATTGAATAGATAAGATTTGAACCGTTTTTCTCTCCTACCATTTCAATCCCTGTTTTTATCAGGGAAGTAAAATCAACTCCTGAGAAATAATTAAATACTCCGAACCAGTGTATCTCATCTCCATCAATCAGTCTTACAAATTCTATGTTTGATATAATCGAGAATGGATAAGAGAACCCTGTCGGCTGTTTTACTACCTTTACTGATGATATATTATTTTTGTAGGTTGTCAGTGCAGGGTTCGTAACTGTGTCCGTTGTAAGCGGATAATATTCTTCGTTTTCTTCAAGAGTAATTGTAATTATTTTATTGGGAAATGTATCGCTGATGATATTATCTTGGGCATCTACAAGTTCGCTGAATATTTCTTCATCGGTTATGTCCCCTTCTGCAATACCGTATTTCTTTAGGTTCCTTAAAACTTTTCCTAATATTTTTGTGGCTCTACTCAAGGAACCTTACTCCTCTATTTCTTTTTCTGATTCGTTCCTTATCTTTATTTCCTGTACTATTTTACTTATAAGAGTTTTATTATTCCCTGATGGAGTGAGTTCAAGTGCTTCGCAAACTTTAATTAGTTCTTCCCTCTTTAATTCTTCAAGGTCTGATTTTGTTGTGGCAGGGTGATTTGTTAAAAATTCAACTGCATTAAATGAAGGTTCGACTTTCTTTTCTTCAACTTTTTTTTCTTCTGCCTTAACGGGTTCAGGGCTGTCAACTATTTTAAATCCATTGGGGTTATACTTTACATAGATGTCGGCAATGTAGTCTTCGACTTCGTGAGGCACACCCGCTTTTAGTTCATAATGGATATCTTCTGTATTTGGTAAACTCTTATCTTCTTTTTTTCTGTGAATCGTTATGTCGTTGTAAACTGATAATAAAAGAACTTTACTCATTTAATTCCTCTTTATTTGTTTATAAAATCGGGAGAAGGCTGAGAGGGGTAACCTTCTCCCGTTGGGGTTTACTGCTGCTTATTCAGCGTGTCCTAACTTGCCTGGGTTAGTTCCTCAAGATACCAGTCACCTATTACTGCTGGAGACGAATCCACACATTTAACGTAGATTGCCGGTGTCGCCAATCCTACTGCGTAGATTCTTGAACCTACTCCTGCTTTGTAATAAAGTGTGGGATCGATTGAGGCACTATTATGAACCATTGTCAGCACATTATGCTTAACTCCGTCTATATCTGTAACCGATTTACCACTTACAAATTGTAAAAGGGCTGCCTGTGCTGCTGTTATTCCAAGTAAATCCTGGAAGGATACGGGAGAATCAATCTCCCTTGCCCAGTTTTGTTTGTTTCCTGCTGTTCCGAATGGCATATTATTTCATACCTCCTTTAAAAGCTTGGTGTGTTTGGTGAATATGTTGCTATTATAAGAGAGCTTGAATTTTCTTTGAATAATCCGGCTGGCCCGAATTTGCCATCGTTATCGTAAATATCCGCTCTGTTATAACCAACAACTGTATAGCTTGCTTCTGATTCTTTACTCTTGTAATCCCAGTTCTCTTTTTCAAAACCGAGACTAACTGTATGCCCGCATAGAACTGCTGAAGCACCAAGATAGAATGCAAGTTTTCTATTAGAGGTCATTATCGGATTAGCTAATGGATTAGCACTACCGTAATTGACTGTTCCTCTTGTGGAATCATAGCTTGCACCGTCTGCTGCAGTCCAAACTCCGGGGGCATTTATATCTACGAGAAGCAAGACTCCTCTGTATAGATAAGAACCAAGCGATCCTGAGAATAACGGTGTGTTCCCGCCTTCTTTTGTCACTAAAGCAAGAAGTTCTTTCCTGAAATTCTCATTTTTGAATAACTGGTTAGCCTGTGCCTGATGTATGATTACTGTACCGATTACATTTCTTCCGGCTATTGTGGTTGCAGTTATTTTCAGATTTGAGGCTTGTGTAATTATATACTCAATCAATTCAGGTGTGAACTCCGTTGTGGCTCCACCGCCTGCAAGTGTATCAAGTGCAGTCGCAGTGTTAGTTTCATAAGTTGCTGCTGTTGCGTGCCATGTAGCCTGCCCTGTTCCTGCAACAAAGAAATTTGGATGAGATGCTTGTGTAAGTGAAGGTCCGCCTCCGGTTCCACCCGGTGTATTGCTTAACATATTCCTTGAATACTTTCTACATAAAGAATCGTAAGGAGCGTAAGCCTGCCACTTCCGGTTTTTAAGAATAAGTTCCCGCTGATTGTTTTTCATTAACTGGGCAATCAGTTTGGGTGTCAATGCCTGTTCTCCCATTAAACCATCTTTGGTTAGAACGGGACTCCATACTGCATTGATGTAAGCCTTCTGATAAGCCCATTTCCTTTTTTCCTCGTTACCGATTTTAGGATTGTCTCCGTATATCGGTTCATCGGTTAATGGGTAAACTAAAGGACAATCAATATCCCATCCGCCCTGATGTTTAAAGTCTGTTAATACTTCGATAGGCATTCCGGTTGGCTGCAAGGTTTTTGTTCTTGTAGCTCCGAATGGAACTGAAAGAGGATAACCGTTTGAATCAGTTCCCCCGATATGTCCTATCATTTCTCCGAACACCGGTAGTTGGAACCAGTGTGCTTTTTTCATCTCCTGCCTTAATGCACTTCGGTACATTAAGAGAGCATCATTAATCTCACTCATTGTTTATTAATCTCCTGTTAAATATTTAATCCGGTAAAAGAGCCAATGCGTCTTCCTGTATTTTCTTGAGTTTCAACGGATCTGTTTCTTTTCTCACATCATCAATGGTAAAGGTTTTAACGATGCTATTTGCTCCCTGTCCTCCTCCTGCAAGATTCAAATTCTCTTTATGAAGCCTTTCGGTTTCAGCATTTGCTTCCCTTGCATGGTTCGAGTTCAGATAGGTAATTATTTTCGGTGTTATGGATGAAAGAAATTTCTCTGCAAGTTCACCATGATTAAGAATTGGTATTTTGCCGATGTATCTTACGATTCTCCGGTCAACCTGACCATTTCTTATCATCAACGAATTCAAGCCTTCGTTGGTTAGGCTTCCGTTATCATCTTTTGTGAGTTCCAGATTAATCCCAAGTTCTTTATCCGTAATACCGTAATTATCCTTCAGGTTCTTTTTTATTAATTCTACTTCCTTCTGAAGAAGATCATTGTTTACCGACCTGAAGTCGTCATTGAGCTTTTTCAGTTTGGGTAGGTTTTCTCTGGTGAGCATCGGGAGTATTTCATCAACCGATTCATCATAGAGGTTTTTAAGATTCTCCTGAGCATAAATAAAAACTTTAGCATCGCTTTCTATTTCGGACTTAGCCTTCTTTTTATCCTGAAGGAATTCATTCGCAGCTTCCAAACCTTTTTCATCAATTAAATCTCTTTCCCATTCTTTGTACTCAAGGCTGTTTATATCATCCGGCATTTCGGGATATTTTTTCTTGAGTTTTGATACTACCTGTGAAAGAATATTTTTATTCACTTCGTCTGTAAGTTTCAGTTCAGGTAGTTCAATGGGAGTTGGTTTGGGCTCGGGTTCTTTTTTAATTATCGGATCAGGTTCTTTCTTCCCGACTTCCTTCTGGCTTGCTATTAATGCTTTAACAATATCTTTTTCTCCTGATCGTAATATGTAAGCATTGGCAATAGCTTTTTCGAGGGCTTCTTTGTTTTGTCCTTTGAAGTTATTTAATAGTGCCCTTACTTCTTCCGGCTGCTGATTTATCAATTCTTCGGTTAATACAAAATTCTTAGCTTTCTCATCAGCTTCCGCCTGCTCTTTTAGTTTCGCTGCCTCTTCTTCTGCTTTTTTCTGTTCCTCAGAATTATCCTTTGGGGGTTCTGCTGAACTTTTGGAAGAATTTTCCTCTTCGGATTCTTCCTTATTTATTTGCTCTAAGGCGAGGTCTTGAAGAGCTTTAATTTCTTCATCGTTGGTAGTTGTAGCAACAACTTCCCTTACTTGATCATCTTCTATTAAGTTTGTGTCTCTTAAAGAAGCATTTTCAGTTCGTTCCATTTTCTCTCCATTGTGCAGATCCTATTTCTAAGATTGTCTGCGGGTTTGAAAAATTATTTTTTAATATTCTGATTTGCATATTTTTATTAGCTCATCATCTGTTGCGTTTAAGAATGTTCCGGCATATTTTGAAAGGGCATCCCAATCATCAAATATCTTCTGGAAGTCTCTGTAGCTGTCCATATACATTCCTTCTTTTTCTTTGTGGGGTAATCCTAATACAGAGAAGTTTGCAGTAAGTTTGCCGTCAACTTTTTCAATGCCGTTTATTCTCTGCTTAACTCTGCTCTCTTTAATGTCCTTCCCAACTTCAGAGAGTTTCCCCTTCATTCTTTCTTTAACTGTTTCCATTTAGTTAATCTTGGGTTTTCTGAAGATTATATCGAGTGTCCCTGAATTCACATCTGATCTTAAACAGCCAACTGCTACTCTTACTTTGGGAGCTGTTAGTTTGTTAAATGTTAATTGCCCTAATGAATCTGTTTCAACTTGTCCTGCTGTTACTCCGGTTGCACCCCAGTCTCTTAACGTATCAATTGCAAATACTGAGTCTCCTGCTGCCGAACCCTGATAATAAGCAAGCAATCTTATTTGTGTGCTTGAACTATCATAAGTTGATACGGTCTTAAATCTGAATGTTGCGGGATACGTTTCCATATCCACGTTTACAAAATCAGCCAGATCAATGGGTTCTGATAACAGGACTACCCCCAGAGAATCCATTGTAAAGGTAGCTTTGATATGCTTACCTACTACGTTCCTGTTGAAATCCAGGATATTTGTCTGTGTGAATGTTGTCCAGGCATTCGTTTGTGATTTAATGGGCGGGACCATTACAGCTGTAAAAGCAACTACAAAGAGCATAAGAAAGGATTTGATGTTCCTCATTTTAGCATCTCCTGATGATTTGGTTTAGAAATATTTTGGTTATTCATTTTTGTTCAATAAAAAAGGAGGCACTCTCTATTCTTTTTCAAGAATAAAAAATGCCTCCTTGTTGTATTTCGGATTAACATACCCCTGATTAAATAATCAGGTCAATCAATATTTATAATTGGGTTCTTCCGCCTCCATAACGGGTCTTGGGAAGAACCCCACGTATTCATTTATTAGTATTTAACTTTTATTATTTAGTGAGTGCCTCTGCTTGAGTCCTACAAAAACAAAAAGAAAGGTTGTCAATGTTCGAGTTCCCGATTGTCCTTAGTCGAGAGTTACTCAAGTTTTCTAAGAGTAGCAAACCCTAAGCATAGTTACTAAATAACTACTCACTCACTAAAATCAATTTCTCAAAGAACATAAAACCGCCCTCTCCTTATTTCAGAAGAGGGTTAGGCTAACAACATCAATAAATAAAGGAAAGAGTCATTAACTCTTGCTGTTGCAAACATAAATTATTCTAAAACCTAAAAACAGTGAAAAGATTTTCATATATTCTTGGTTTATAACTCATCTATGTCCTTTGGGTAAATTTCTTCTTTATGTTTACGGATATAATAAATTATGAAAATAAAGAATATCCCTATTGGGATTAATATTTTAAGCATTCTCAATCCAACCTTCTCCATCTTCATAAAAGTGTTTCATTTATAATCTCCTACCTTCCTTTCATCCCAGTCGTTCTTCTTTAGAACATTAACTCTGGTCTTGCTTATTATCCTTACTGATTTGCTTTTGCAGATTGAGCATTCTATTTCAGGGGATGAGTTTATTCCTTTAAAATGTTCTTCCGGCGTTTTGTTGTTAGGGCATTCTTTGTTTGTGCATCTGAATTCGTAAAACGGCATTAGTCTATTACCTCCCGAACTCTGATTATTTTTACATTACCTTCATTGTTCATTTTCTGAATACTCCATTTCTTATAGTTTGTGCTATCTTCTTATAGCCTAATTTGAATAAATATTTATCTACCGGTTTCTGCATAGGCAAATTATTTTCACATAAAATAAATTCAGGCTCAAATGTCATAGTCTTTAAAATCTCTAACTCAATCCCATCTACATCAAGATCGAGTAAATCATAATCTCTGTACCCGCTTATATCAATTACCGTATCTCTTATAAATTTATCTCTCGGCCTGATGTACTTGAATCTTCGGATTTCTCTTATATCTATACAAGTTCCACTCCATCCCATTAAGTAAAGCAAAAAAGTGTTTGATGATTTTATTGGCGTTGAACATCCTATATCAAGATAAGTCCCCTTTGGGGGTAATACTTCTCTTAATATCCTGTCCTCTCCTTCCATACTCCCAATGTTAAGAAATAATTTAACGAGTTTATTGGTAAAGTATTCCAGCAACTTTTATTCCCTTCCTGTTTTAATATTCTTGTATCCCTTTTAGGTCTATTGAAAGTCTTACTATCTCCCCATTTAATAATTTTTCTTTATTCTTTTTTATTATACGTTGTATCTCAATGGGAAAGATATCAAAGTGCCCTCCTCTTAATGCGTAATAATCTAATCCTAATTTTATTGTGTGCCCCTCTGCGATTGCATTTATAAAAGCATCAACAAATTTTGGTTTATATTCAAGTGCGTGTCCGTTTGAATAGTAGTTGCTTACATGAGCATTTGTTGAAAAGTGGAATTCTCCGGCTTCCCTCCAATCAGAATATTGAACTTCGTTTGAATACCACTTACTATATTTGTTTGATGGGAAAAATGATAAGCATATCCCGATAATTATCCAGTAAGCTATTCTTACCCAGTTATCGGAATATTTTTTTTCTGTTATCCACAATACCGCTGCCAATGCCGGGATGTATAACATTCTTACACCGTAACTCATTGCTCCTAAATCTTCCCTGCTTAAATATATTACTGCACCAATAGCCAATAGCACTAATGAAATTTTCCATTTATCTTTTTTAAACTTAATCCCGATTACAGATAAAGGGTTTGTAAGAATTCCGGTTATATTAAAGTACCACCATCTCCATCCTAATACCATAAACAATCCTATGAATGCGTATGGTCTTGCTATTCTACTCCAGAAAATAAATAGCGGGAATACTGCTGTAAATAAACTTGCCTGTAATTTGTAATTCTTTACCGCTATATAAACTGCCGGGATTGTCAGTGTACCTGCAAGTGCAAATATAAATCTTAGCATAAATTCTGATTCATAAAGTCCGAACATATTAACTAAAAATACTGTGGGGTATTCCTGCTTCATTATATAATCTTCTGCAAGGTGAGCAAAGAAAGCCTCATCTATCCATAATGGTTTTTCTCCAAGATCATAGAATCTTAAAACTCCTGCAATGAGTGTTATTAAAATTATTAGAGCGTGCTTCTTCATTAATTAATACTGAATTTTATTTCTCTTCTTGCCTTTTCAATAGCTTCTCTAAGATTAGGACTGAAACATTTTTTACACCATAAGGTTTTCTTAATTACAAAGTCGTGCTTAATCATCTTTGCAAACTTCATTGATATGTCCCAGTTATTTTCTTTATCATCACTTAAATCTTTTGTTGCTATACTTATTAACATATCAAGAGGTCTTTTCATATTTAAAGGTAACTGCATCAGCTTTATTATTTCATCAGGGATTAATTCGGGTGTGTCGTCAATGTAAGAGTTTATTACTCCGGCTATTTGTTCTGTGGTTATTTCTGATTGAGTGATTATCTTCCCGGTGTTTCCCTTCCCGTAACACGCTTTACAATTAGTATCGGTTAGTTCCTGCAGCCATATTATTCCCGTCTCTCCTTTGCTTAATCTAAACTCTCTTAGTTTCTGCTCTGTTGGGAAGTACCATATCCCTTCAATGTTTGTTGGTGAGTTTGGAGGATTGCACATTGATGGTTCAACTAAACAGAATATTATTTTTTTATCTGTTTCATCTTGAAGGTTTAAAAGATTAGGAATGTTATTAATCATTATTTTTCTTCCCGATAAACCCTGACCATATCGGTTGTTCAGTCCAATATGCTGTTGCCATCGCTTTGCCCAGTCTATATCTCCATATAATAATTTTTGCTTTTTCAGATTCGGGTTCTTCGATTAAAATCTTTATCTGATTTCGTAGTTTTTCATTCTCTTTTTTTAATGATTCATATTCTGGATAAAGAATATTTAATAACCGCCTGAAGAACTTCATTTTATTCCCTCTTTTAAATCTATAAGGTTTGGGATGTTGTTAATCATTGTTCTTAAAGTCTTTGGTTTTTAACTTAGTTATTATCCTTTCGCCTTTGCGATTAAATAAATCGACTGCTGGTCTGGCGACAATTCCTTCTGCGTTAAAATCTCCCCAAGTTGATTTAAACCCCCCTTGAACTTTTTCTATCATTGTGGCGAGTGAACCAAAACCAATTACCGGAACCATTTCTATACCAAAATGTTTTGCAACATCTTCAACATTCTCCCTTTCAAGCCACCAGTCACCAACCTTCACATCAAATAAAACAAAGTCTTGGTCTTGTCTATAATTACCACCACCTTTTTGAATCTTAGCACCATAACCTTCCCCATATAAGCAAACCCGTGTTGGCTCAATACCAAATATTTCTGTGAACTTCCCTGCCTGTGTTAAAAACCTATCTTGTAATTTTTTGACTAACGGGGATGGTATTTGTGCATTATCTGTTTTGCCTCCAAATGTAATTGTGTTACCATCATACATCACCCGGATATTTGTCCCATCCACTTTCTCTGTGTAAATCCAATCATTGTTTTGTAAGTAACCAAATTCAGGCAAGGAATATTCTCCCATCAAAAGAGTTTTCATATTTGTAGCGGGGTCTCTTTTGAAGATTGTTTGTATTTTATGGTATTCTTTCATTTTTCCTCCTGTGTTATTATCTCATATAATTTATTGGCTTCTATTTTATTAAAGTACCAGGTGAAGTCTTTCTCTTTACCCGATAGGTTTATTTCAACTCCGCAGGTTATTTTACGCTTGTATGCCTTGTGTATCTTTTTTATCATATCAATAAATCTTTCATCTGAATCAATGGTTAAGGTCATAGTTTTTTCTGTTTATTATCAAGCAATTTGGTTGTTTAGTTGAAAATATTTTGTTTTGCTTCTTCAATAATCTTTTTCCTAATTTTCTCAGCTTCTCCCATTGCAAAGTTTGAGTTAATATAAAACAAAGAGGGAGAATGTCTTATAAACCGAATATAGCGTTGCACTATTTTATTACTTTTAAGTTTTGCTTTTGTATTATATTCGTTTGCAAGTTGTTCGTTATCAAAGAAGATATGAAGCATTGCGTGACAAAACTTATGAACTTTTATTGTTTTATTTACAACGCCAAATATCTTTACCCCATTATGTCTCAGTCTTTGTTGCCGAGGTATAAGATGATGCTTTGTTACCGTATTATTTATCATTGGGAGGTTGCAAATTTCACAGTTCATACGTAGTTAGCCTTATTTTGAATATTGATTCTTTATTTTATCGTCAAACTTTTCTTTTATCTCCCTGTTCTTATAAGCATATTTTACTTTGTTGGTGAATGCTCTTATTCCTGTGAATATGTTTTTGAAACTTCCTTTTATTATCAGGATGATTAAAAGTGTCCCCAGGTAGTGATATAAATCCATAAAGATGAAGTGTAATATTTCTATCATTCTATTCCCTCCTCTGCTGATACGTGGTTGTCTTCTTTTTCCTCATTCATTCCAAGTTCTATCAGAAGATTATTAAAAGGTACAAATACCTTTTCGTTGTAATCTCCCAATAGCTTTACTGCATCAAGTGAATCTTTTTCTTTTAGATGAAGTTCAAAGTCCTCTATTTGCTTTTGTACTTCTGTGAGGTTCTGGGTGAGTAGTTTTAGTTTATCCATCTTTCTCCTTCTTGTTTTGTTTTGGATTAAAAGATTCTTTGTTTAAATCTTAATTTCTCATTGAACTCGGCACTACCGGGAATTCGTGCTTTCCGTGATGATCGTTAGCGTGCCTGATTTCGTTATGCCTCGTTATGTTGCCGAAGTGCTTATCACATTTTTTACAATATCCGTGGTTTAATTCTGTTGTTTCTTCTTCGGCTGATTCATTTTGCTCTGGCTTAGGCATATACTGAGCTTTTATTCCTTCGCCATTGAACCATTCTTTTAATCCGTAATATTTTATTTCTTTAAGCACTATATCTTTTATTTCTTTTCTATATTTCAAATCTGCTATGGCTACATGGAAAGAGTTGTTGGTATATTTTTTTTGATGCTGTTCCTCAAACTGTTTCCTGATTTGTTCTTTTGTTAATACAGAATTTTCTTTGGTGAGAATATCAACTGTTAATCTTACAAACTTCGGGGTTTTCTTTTCTTTACTTCTCCTTTCGGCAGTAACTTCTCCGGTTGAGCGTTCTTTCTTTTTTACTTTTTCTTTTACTATCGGCTTTTCAGAATAATAGTTTGTATTTAACTCCTTGGCTAACCTTGCTATCTCCTGCCATCTTTTCAGTTCGTATGTATGGTGTTGAATCTTTTCTTCTGCAATTTTGAGGATTGAGGTAGTGGCTTCGTTCTCTGTCATATTAATCTTCTGTCTCATAATCTTCCCTCTCTATTCCGAGATAGCGGGCTATTTCTTTTATACGGGACTCAATGCCTTTGAGATCATCATATCTTTCGGGAGAGATACTATTTGAATCTATTTTATGATTTATAAAAACATCCATGTCTATTATCATTGAAATTAAGTGGTCTTTTGCTTTGCTTATATCCGTTTTTTCTTTTCTTATGAAATAAGACTTTTTATTATCCCACGAAGCTCTTAAGTTTGATATACACTCAACAAGTTTATCCCTTTCATAACAGCTAAACCCCAATTGAATATCAATCTCTGCCAATTCCTTAAATAATGTCTTCCAGTCACAAGGCTTATTGTCTATGAGTTTTCCTATCAAGTTGCCATAATAGTTATATTTTTCCCAGTAATAATTTTTCATATCAATTCAACTGAAATTGTTTTTTATCTTTCTTCCCATTGTTCCCGTTGTTCTTGAACTGTCCTAATACATTGTCCTTTGCCATCTGCTTAATCTCAAGCATTTTTTTCTGGTTGTCCAATACAATCCCTTCTACTTCTGCTTTTTTCTCAGCTATGCCAAGTTTTATCATTATTTGCTGTACCTGTTGCATTAGCTGTTCCAGTTTTTGTTGCTCAGGGCTTCCACCCTCTGCCTGTTGCCACGCTTCAAGTATCTTCTTAGCATAAGGGAAAGAACCTGCTTCAACTAATATCGGAAGCATTGCATCTGCTTTTTTAGGATTAATCTGTACTACTGCATCAAAGAGTTCTGCCATCTTTTGGAATTCTATTTCTTTTGCGTTACTTGTGTACGGGGTTTTATCGAAAACAAAATCAAACTCTCCTGCAGTAATGTCATTCTTAATCTTCATTACAATGGCTCCCTTTTCAGGATCATAAGCAAATACCTTCTGATTTACTGCCATATCAAAATCCGGCTCACCTGAAATATCTTCCGTTATCCTGAATATCCTCTGGGTTGTTACATTATATTGAATTAAAGCCCAGCTGTATTCCGCTACTGCTATTTGTGAGTTGTCGCTGTTATCAAGTAAATGACCGAATGATTTCTCCTGTTGATTCTCTCTTGCTATAAAATGCTTGGCTGATTTCTCCTGCGGGTCTGATCTTCCTTTTAATGCTGCACCTGCCTGACTCAAGTGTTCCATAAGTAATGGCATTTCTGATATGGTCCTGATTAAATCCGGTGATACCTGCTGCAATTGTTCGGCTTTAATCTGATTCATATATCCGGGCCTGGTTCTTTTGTAAGTTGCTAATCTTCCTGACTGCCAGTCCTCTTCGTATCCGTCTATTGCGTTTGCGTCCATTATCCAGCCTGCATTGGCATATTTCCACATCAATTCAATGTTAAGGCTCATTGCTTTATTAAACTGAGATTGAGGATCAATTAAATCATCAATTACACTATGAGATTTGAATATGTCTGCATGGTAATCATAACAGTAATCCGGGATGTAACAGAATGTTTTGCTTTTGTAAGGATATGGCTGCTCGTTTACTTTTAATCTGAATGCCGGTATTACTGCGGTTACAAATCTTTTGGTTTCAAGTTCTTCTCTCGGCTCATCTGCGTCAATCGAATATCTTTCTTTAATCCCGGTTAAGATTTCATTATCGTAATTCATTCCATCGTGGGTTAATCCTGCTTTAGCTTTGTATTCCCACTGGTAAACATCTGTAACATCAATTCTCTTTTGTCTTTTACGATCATTGTAAATTAATCTCAGTTCAGTTCTCTTTTCGTGAAGTTCTAATACATCAAATTTTCCCGAAAATGGATCAAACCAGTTTAAGAATTTACTTTCTAATTGGCTCTGCTGATTTGTTGCTACTTCATAAACTGCCGATAACATACTTTTTAGTTTTCTTGTGAGCCACTTGCCTCTGTCCTTATCCTGTTCAAAGAATAAATTAGCTTCATTCATTATTGCGTTCCTCATCTCAGGGTCATTGGTAGCGTATTTATAAATTATATCTTCAACTGTCATCTTTGGTTTGTCGAAGATGTAATTTGCATACTGCCAGGTTGTGTCTGCATAGTTAGGCTCGAATCTTATTTCTCTGGGGTCACGGGTTGTTATCTCAAGCTCTCCCTGGTTATTATTTTCATAGTTCCACCTTATGTGATAAACTGAATACTTGGCTATGATTTTATTTATGAAGCTCTTTGATCTGTGCTTATCGAATTTTGTCTTGTCAAAGAAGTGCAACACAACTTGTGATACTACTTCTGCAAGTTCTGTGTCTGAACCTTTGCCGGTTGGTTTGGCTATTATTTTTTTACGGGTTCCAAGTTCAATGGCTGCTATTGCGTTTATTGCCTGAGTAATTAAATTGTAACTGCTGATGTTCCTTCCCTGTGCTTCCATTGCTCTTCTATGCTTTTCAAGCCATTGGGATCTGGCAACTGTAACATCAAATGCTCTTGTTTGTTCTTCGTTAATATCATTGAAGATCGAGTCGAGGTTTGCGTACTTCCTCATCATATCAAAAAGCAAGTCGTCATCAATTAAATTCCAATTTCTGTTTTTCATTTCATTGACCTTTTTATAATTTCAAGTACAGACTCATAGTCTGCATCAATGTGATAAGTATTATCATATTGCATAAAATAAAGAGTGGTTCTCTTGCCAAAAGCATTTATCCTGAATAGTGTATTGTCCGTAATGAAGAAAGTTGTCATTATTATATCTTCTTCTCTCTCAGGGTCAGGTAAGCCTTGCTCAAGTGCCTGGTTTACTTCCTTATAATTTTTAATGTAAACTACCGGGAGTTCAAATTGCTTCATCTGTCAAAATTATAACTGGTTAATAATGCCTCAAGTTCTGATACCCTTCTTTCATCTTTCTTGCTGAATCCGTGTCTTACTTTCCAGTCAATATCTTTTAACTCTTTCTCAGCTTCTTCCCTTGCTTTGGTTATTTTTCTTTCAGCTTTTATTTCAGCTAATCTTTTTTCTATTTCTTCAAGAGGAAGTTTTAGGTCATTCATTTCCACATCCTTCGGTATCGCAATTTGGATAGTTCGGGCAGCCGAGATGTTCTATGTCATATAAATCTTCATCACTATAAATGGGTGTTTCTTCGGTGTTTTCTTTCATTCTGGCACTTTTAAGCCTTTGTAAGCCCTTCAATGTCCCCATTTTTCCTTTTCGCTTTGACTTCTGAGTAGGACCGCTTTCGTTTTTAATCTGTTTTCGCATATTTGTTTTAATTGTTAAAGTGTTTTCTCGGTATTTCCTGACACTTCCATATCAGCTTTCCATAAATGATGGTGCTTTTTGTAACTCAGGATGAAGTTTCTTTAACCATTTGGGTGCGTTGTCAATTATTGGCGGTTTATAATTAGGCATCCATAAATGAACTCTTATCATAATCATACTTGCAATAATCCTATCATCAAAGCACTTGGTTCCGGGATCGGTATCTTTATCCTGTGCCTGCATCTTTCCTTTTGCATTTCTTACAAAGGTTAATGCTTCCTGCCAGTATTCTTTTTCATAATCAATGAAGGTTCCTTCTCTTATCCATTCTGATAATTCATTTAATGCGGGTGTTCTTGTGGTCTGCGTGGTTTTGAATCCGAGCAAATCTCCCCCTGTTTCAACATAACCTTTTTTAAATTCCTGCGCCCAATAAAGATTAACTCCCAAATCCCTTGCTTTGTAAATGGTTGAAAGTCCGTGATTGTTCCTCTCTATTCCAAACCAACATAGTCCTTTCAAATATGTTTGTAATTTATGGTGTTCAATACCGAATAAATCTGGTGCTGTGTGACCGTGCCAGGTTATAGCCACTTTCATAGTTTTACGATCCAGAATCTTTATCGCATCATAATCGCCCTGTTCCAGTCCTTCGGCTACATCTGATCCTGCTGCAAATCTGTTTTTCTCTCCTGATGATATTTCGATTTTGTCATATATTTTTACATATCCGCCAACTTCCGAAACAAACTTTATTTCTTTCAAGTGTTTTAATAAATCATAATACCCGCTTTTACCTTCAGTAATGAGTGCTTTGTATGCTTCTGTTTCATCATAAACAGGATAAAGGTTTCCTATTGCTATTGGCTGCCTCCCTGCATTCTCTAATATTCTTGCGGTTGTTAAATTCTCATTGCATACTTTTGAATCAAATACTGGTCTGCCTGATGCTACAAATGCTTCAACATCATCTCTTGGATATTCTTGGTGGAATGTTTTTACATCTTTCTGGCAAGTGTTTACAATCGTAAATCTTCGCCAATTTAATTGTTCAAGTGTCGCATTATATTTGTCTTTTAGTAATATTTCTTCATTTTCATATTCGTTAAAGAGATGATTTTTGCCGAGGTCTCTTAATAAATTCTGTCTTTCTGTCTCGTTATTAAATGGTTTTGAATATTTAGGAAAGTCCAGCCATGATAAAAATATCGGTATATATTCTGATAATGAGTTCGGCTCTTTTGCTTCCCAGTACATATTATAAAACTCATCACCAATTCCATTCGCTGTTGACTCAATTACAATAATCTTTGCGTATTTGGCAGCCTGCAGAAGTGCCCCAAGTGTTTTTTTAGCATCAGGATAAAAAGCTACTTCTGTTAAATGGAGTAATTGGAGAGTGTCTGATCTTCCTACTTCCCCCTTCCCTGCTGTTGCAACCTTATTCTCACATTGATTTGCTAAATACTTTTTCTTTTTCTCATTGCTGAATTCAAGTGTTGGTTGTAAATATTTCGGCAGTTCCTTGTAATAGACATCGTACATATTGAAAAGATTGTTCGAACTATCAAGTTCGTGCCCCATTGTTAATGCTCTTAGATTTGCACTTACATACAGGACAATAAAAAATATAGCTTGTATAAGTGTGCTTATTCCCTGCTGCCTTGCTTTCAAAATTATTAACCTAATTGGTTTGTTTACTCTTAATAATGGTATTATTAACTCAAGAATTTTAATTTGTGATTCATTAGGAATTAACGGTATTATTTCTCCTGTTTCTGTCCGTATCCTTAAAAACTCCTTCAGCGTGGATATTATATCCCCAAAGTTTTGAAATTGAGAAATACATCGTTCCAATTCCTTTATTTTTAATTCTCTCTCTTTTTCTGTCATCCATCCTTATTCCTGATCTTTGCAAGAAGCTCGTCTATGCCTTCGAATGAATGTTCCTGCCTGTCTCTCCATTGTTCCGGTTTCCTGTTCTTTAACCAGAATATCATGCTTGTCGGGTCCGGTGGATATACTTTTATAATATCTGTTTCTTTTATACTTCCCTGATAGTTTGTAATGTGAACGTCTGGGTGTGAATATCCTGTGGCTCTTTCGAATAATGATCTTTCTACTTTTTCATCTGCAAATTCCTTCCATCCTTTTATGGAGTCGGAAAAATCTGGGTGTTTTTTCTTCCATTCATATATTGTGTCCTTATTAATTCCAAGTATCCCCGCTACTTGTTGGTCCGTTAATCCATTTTCATATAGCTTTTTTACGAGTTCAATATCTATCGAATCGAATTTGGTTGGTCTTCCTACCTTTTTATCTTCCTTATTTTCCATCTTGGTTGTGAAAATAAGTGTTAGTTAGGTACTAAAACAGTGAAAAGATTTTCATATAAAATAAAAAGCCGGGTTGATGTTATCTCTCCGGCTTTTTTTTCTTTGGGTTTTTGTTGTTTGACTTATAGTAAATCTATAAGGGAGTTAAGAAAAATGTTTTTTCTTGTTTCTTTTGTAAGATTTTCTCCACTCCTTTTCAGAGGGGTTTTTGTATTTTGCGATATAGTTGCTCATAATATCTACAAAGGTTTCATAATCCCAGATACACGTACCTTCAGGCAATTTTGGTTTTGATACTTTCCTTTTCATAACGAATAAAAACCTCTTATTAGTTTAAGAATGTTAAAGTTAGTTTTTAAAAGTGTTTGTAAAATAATTTCATTGATTTACCATTTTTTTTCTTTTAGAACAACGGATTTTGAATTTGTTTCATTAGTGATTAATTGGAGCACCATCCCTTTCTTATCGTGTTCGTTAAGGCGATTAATAGAATTTACTGCGTTGTTAAAATCTTTTAACGCTTTTACTTTAGAAGTGAATTGATGCAATTCGTTGCCGTCTGTCACTGAATAAGTGGTTTTCATTTAGAACTCCTTTAATTTAGTTTAAGAATGTTATTTTAAGTCTGTTCTCTTCCCTGGCTGTGGTTTCCAATCTCTGGCTTTCTTGTTCATCTTTATGAGTTTTACTCTGCCTCCATATAATAGGACCGTATCTAAGTTTTTATTCCTGATCTGGAACCTTACTGTTGGTTCTGATACTTTCTTTAGCTTGGCGTATTCTGATATTGTTAGACCTTTCATTTCAGCCCCATCCTTTTGAGTGCTTTGAATATTTCTATTTTCATTGTCAGCCCAACCTTCCAATTCCAGAGAATATCATAATTGCCATTCATAAATAAAGCTAATGGTAATGTTTGCCCCCTCATCGCCATTTTGATAAATCCCCTAACCTGTTTTGTTGCGGGTGGTATTTTCATTGTTTTATCCTTTCTGCTAATACCAACTCTTTCCCTTTACCGTTGAATTCTCCGCATTCACGTTTGACTTGAATGTCATTGTTTTAATTGATTCCATTTTAGAACTCCTTTAATTTATTTTTGTTGCCTTTGCAATATACAACCTCTTTTGCCCTTTGTCAAGAGGTTACTAAAATATATTTTCATAGCAGTTCTTTATTATTTTCGATAGTTTCATATTCTTTCAATCCTTCATTGGCACATTCGAGAAGTGATTTAATGGATTTCTGGTTTAGATTCCCTTGCTCAATAGTGATTTTAATTTCTTTCAAAACAGCTTGGATTTTTTCTGCTCCAGTCACCCCGAACCCTTTACACCTATTGCATTTTTTATATTGCCCCATATTTATTTTTGGTCTATCCCAGTCAATGTCAACATAAATATATCCTTGCCCATTACATTTCTTACATTTCATAGCAGTTCTTTGATTAGAGGTTCTCTCATCTTTGCAATGTATCTTCCGTTTGATATTACATCGTATAATGTTTCTTCTGTTATGTAATGACCTGTGTTTAACTTTCTCTGCATCTCGTTAAAATTAGTTACTATGTCTTCTCTTATTTTGTATTTTTTCATTGCCGGGTTTTCTTTTACTCTCTTTCTGTACTCCCGGATTAAGTATATATCACGTAACCTGATCTCATTTATTAATCCGAGTTGTCTGAACTTCTCGAGATCTTTTTCTGTTATGGTGATTCTTTCATCACCCATTTAAAGTTTGATCCCTAATCTTTTTATTTCCTGTTTGGTTTTATCCATAAATCTCTCTTTCAGCTTTGTCATTTCAAGAATATTAAAGCCACGAGTTTCGTTCTTCCTGTTTTCAAGTAATTCAAATTCTTCTTTACCAATTTTCTTAACAAGGTTTATTTTATACAGCGCGAGGTTGCCGGATAAATACCTGTTGCAGTTATAGCAACTTAAATTTACGTTTGATTCATCGAACTCTACTGATGCGAACCTATCAGCAAGAAAATAGTGAGATGCACACCATAACTCAGGGTTCTTTATTGTTCCGTCATTCCAAAATTCTACTACCCATATTTTGTTACAAGCGATACATCTTCCTTTTATCTTGCCGTCAACATCAACAAATAAATCTCTGGCTTTAATATAAATGTGGAACCATTTCCTAAGATTGTTGTATGCTTTTCTTTTAGCTGAATCATCATTGAGTTTTTTATATTCATCTGCCGTTATAACATCTGATGATATTTGATTTTTCTTTTTGTTGAGAGACTTAAAGTAATTTTCTTTTTTCTTCTGTTGAGAAGTTTTTCTTTTTTCTGCTTTTCGTTCCTGTTGCCTGAGTTGTTCTCTTAGAATTGAATTTTCAATATTCATTTGATAAATTGTTTTATCCATCGTTGTTTTTCTCCATCTGGGTATTTTTTTATTGTACCAAATAAATCTTCTTTAAAATTTTGCCTCCCTCTGTTTTTTGATTTTGAGAGCGTTTCCCCTTCACAATCAGCTTCAAAAACCCATCCCGATGCTTTTAATGATATACCGGTTTCTGTTTTTAGAATATATGTCTGAACCGCTTCATATCCCAGTATATTAACTATCTTCGCACAAGCTGACAATAGTTTCGACACAACATTCTTTTCCCCAAGACTGCATAGTCTGCTTACCTCTAATCGCTTGCTGTTGTATTCTCTTGCAATTGGATTCCCTACAATAGCAATCCCCACAAGCTCATCATTTCTATAACAACCCAAAGAAAATCTATGTTGTACTACCTTCTTATGGTGCCGATGATTTTTCTCTACGAACAAATTGGCTTGTCTTAATTCTATTTGTTTTACTCTTAACATTTCCCGTTACGGCTCTTTCTTATCAGTCGCTATTTTTACTATAAAACAACCACCAAAATATTAACCCCGTTTGTGCCATGTGGTAAGCCCAATCTGGGTTAAATAAAAAAAATATTGCTGCTAATACCCAATTTGTTATTGCTACTATCATAAGTTTTTTGCTGTTAAACATTTTCGCTCCTTCTAAAATCTTTCTTCTGGTTTTACATATTTAAGTTTAAGTAGTTTGAATAAATCTTCTTCCTCTTTACAAAGATATTTTTTGCCGTCTTTAGTCAAGATACCGCCCTCACTTTTATATCCTTGCTTTACCCATTCCTGTGCTACCTTGTGTGAGAAATTCCGACTTCCGGTTCTTATTAAAAATATATTTCCCCAATTATTCTCATCAGCAAAAAATAAATCCAACTTGAATCCTTCCGGCAATATCCTCTGGGTATATTTACCGGATGGTTCACCCTTTACTTTCTCCCATTGGTTTACTAAATCCATTAACCCAAATAATTTACTTGTATCTCTGATCACAACAAGTTCCAGATCATTAACAAACTGAGAATTTCTCCTTATGCTGCCTGCAATTTCTATTCTCTTACAGAAAGGTTTTAACGCTTCTCTGTATTTTTCTGCAATTATTTTGGCTTGTTCAAGTTTCATTCTTCTTCAAATAATTTTTCACTCATTTTTTTCTTCTTGGTTTATTTATTTTTATCCAAAGTTGTTCAAGTACATATTTATAAGGTTCTTTGTTTGTATCTCCTTTCATTATGTCCTGGATTATTAAGATACAGAGTTCAATCTCTTGGGTTTTTGTCATTTTAATAGCAGACAATGGGTAGGGTTGCAGTCCCTATACACCATCAGCATTATAAGTGCTGATGTTGTGAATAGCGGGTTCACTCTGTAAACCCATTGCTGCTTAATTCTCATCCTTGTTTTTTCTCCTCAATAGCTTGCTTTAGATATAAACATAAATCCAGAGCTTCTTCATAGGCATCTTGCAACGGGTTCCTGCCATTATTTATTCTTAATCTTTCACCATAGATTTTTATACCTTGTTCAATTCTTTTTTCAATATCAACCTTTACGAGTTCGGCTATATCTTTCATTTACACACTCCTAAATAATTATAAAATTTTTGTTTAAATAATATTCCGTAACAAAGTGTTCACTACCTTCTTCGTCGGTTACCTTATATAAACTTTCTTTTTTATTCCAAACAAATTCATATGTCTTGCCCTTAAGGAAAAACACTCTCTTAATAACAAGATCATCCCAATATATATCAGATTTACATTCTGCTTTTATTTTTCTTTTCAATTGAGTTAGTTATTTATTCCATTTACGGTTAGGATCGGCCATCCACATCTCCCAAGCCAACTTGACTATCTCTTTATGAGTAGTACCGCTATCACATACCTCATATGCCCTGATACCATAATAAGCCCCAATATTAAATGCAGTTTCTATCATTTCATCATGTATTGTTCTTGTGTTATTACAAGAGGGTGCTATAAATAAAAAGATAGTTAGTACCATACATATAAATTTCATTCCTTCACTCCTTTTAATTCTGATATTTTTACATTAAGTCTATATTTTCTGTATTCGGGATAAAAAACTTTATAAAGGTATCTTGTATAAAATTTGTCAATAATATCTTTATAAATTTTCTCACTTACTTTTTCTCTGTGTAACCATTTGGCATTTTTAACTAACATCACATCATCATCATCAACTTCAACAAGTCCAGCATATTCAGGAATTGTTGAGACGTCTACCAAGTTCTTTGGCGTAACAAAAAAAAATTTATTGGTTCTATGACCACGAGCAATTTTATCGTGCTTAGTTTCGCCATTACCCCATCTATATTTTTTCTGGAAATCTTTCTTGAAGTCGGCTACGCTTATTTTAATCTCGTATTCAGTTAAAAAATTGTTCTTAGATAAAACCAAAACATCGCATTCCCAATTGCTACGCAAATAATAATTTGTAATCGCATACCCTGTTGATCGGTCAATAATCCATTTCAAAAAGTTTATTCTTATTTTGTCCGCATCTCTCATTTACGCATCCCCAACTTAGAATACCACATTGCACCCCAACGTATAACAGAGTTTTTATATTTCATTCGCCCTCTAAATCTTTTTTTAAATCCTCAACTGTTTTATATGTTTTCTTTGGCTGAAATCTACTGCCCCTCCCTTCTGGTAAATAATAAAATTCACCACCACCATACATTTCTATTATCTCTCCAGTTTTCCTTCTCCCCAAATAAACACCAACGTTCCCATTTCTTAATTTTTTGTATCTAATTCCAATATCCATTTCTCTTTTCTCCTTGAGTAGTTATTATATGTTAATTATCATCTTCCTGATTCCGGCAATATGATGTAGTTATATGTTTATTTTATTAACTATTTCCTTGAATCATATATTTATCAAATCAGAAAAATCTTCTAAGTTCCAAAGTTTGTTATAGTAATCATCGTGTCCTTGAGTAAATATTTTTTCTTCTTTAATGAGCCTGTCAAGAATTTTTATTCTCTCAACAGGATTTAAAGATTCAATTCTTTTTTGTTTACTGCTAAGGTGCTCTCTGTATTTTTCTCTGGCGATTTCATTTGCCGACATTAAATCTTGCCTCCCAAAATATCTTGTCTTTTTTACTATTATTTTCTGCCGCCCAAAGAGGCTGCAAATTTGTATATAGGCACAATCCTCTTAATGTTTTTTCATCTTTAGCAGAAGCAAGTGGCATTATATGATCTATCTGCCACTTGCCATAATTGCTCCAAGACATTCCTTTTTTAAATTGTTGTTCAATATGTACTTTAATGGAAACGTAGCTTCCCCCTAATAATTTTTCCGTAGAGGTTGGTTTCTTTTGTCCTATTTTTCTGAATATTTCATTTGTTCTTGATTTTAAACTATCCTTTAATCTGAATATTAAATCAGTTCGCCTTCTTTCTCTTATCTGTCGGTTTCTTCTTTGTTTGCTAGAGTTATGATATACTTTTATTTTTTCTTTATTTCTTAGGACATATATTTTTTTCTTGACAGAAAGGATTTCTTTATTTTTTAAATAATATCTTCTTTTATTAGCAAGAACCTTTTCTCTATTCTCTTTATAATAAAGCTCATCTCTTTTCTTAATTCTTTCAGGATTATAATTTGCTTTCTTTCTTTCCTTGATTACATCTAAATTATTCAAATAATAAGTCTTTTTCATTTTTGAAATTTTATCTTTATTCAATACCCTATAAGTTTTTTGATATCCGATAAGTTCTTTAGAGTGTTCTAAATAATACTTTTTCCTATACTCTTTAGCTTTGTTGGAATCTTTATAAGGCATTATCATCCACCTTAAACTTCTTTTCCCATATCTTTTTTCGTTCCGAAGCGTAACTTTCTCTGGCTTCATAGAACCCAGTTTTATATTTTAATTCTACTTCTTTAGCCATTGCAAGATCAACAACTTTTTTATCTGCTTCACTTAATTCGGCTTTCTTATCTTTCAAATAATTCCCTCTCTGAATTTTAGCATCAACCGCCCTTTGTATTCCTACATTAAAATCTATTTCATTATACATCACTTCGGTGCTTAACCAGTTTTCTAAATCAATCCGGTTGTAGAGTGCAGCTCGTTTAATTGCTTCGAACTGTTTATCAAAATCTTTTTTCTTCCATCCCATCCTTAAAAATTCTCTATACCAAAATTCAACCTGTTGTAAGTTCACATCAATGCCTTTTAATGGCTTTAATGATTTAGCACATTCATAAACAAAGGTAAACTCTAAATCTGTTTGCTCGTAAAATCTTACAAGTTCAGAATCATTTACACAGTTAGGAATATTTACATCAAGTTTTTTTGGTAAAGGCTTCTGTAAGTTCTGAAGTGATTTCATCGGTGCTAACAAAGTCTTTACGGCGTTGTCTATTTGTTCCTGCTCCATTATAATTTAAACCCTTCCAATTATTAGTAATAGCCTTTAGAATTATTTCAGGTTCATTGTTTTTAGATTCCATAAAAGCAAGTTGTTCTTTAGCCCCCATAGGTGTTATTCTTGTTTCTCTCTCATCATTAAATAAAATCCATTTTGACCAAGCTTTAAGAAACTTTTCATTTTCCATTTGTTTGGATGTCATTAGTTGAGAATAAGAACTTATACAATCTTCAGGATAATCTTCAGATTCATTTCCAATTACATCTTCATTTCCAATTACATGATTTGCTTGGGTTTTTGCTATAGCAAAATCAGTAGCAAAATCCTTATCTTTTTTATTTTTTTTTATTCCTCCCTTACTACCTGCCTTAGCTCGTAACTCACTTATTTTATTATCCTTTACCATCCTTTTCTGGCAGAGATAATCACCTTCGATATAGATAACTTCCTCAGTTAATAGTTCAGACAGTCCAGCTTCAATCTCTGTTGTTGTAAATGGCAAATATCTATCAAGCTTTAAAGCAAAATTTATAATTTGCTTGGAGTTTTGCTTGTCTTTTTGCTTTAGCAAAATCTTACCATAGGTTTGGGATTTGTGCATTACACACATAAGTTTTATATAAACACCATGAGCAAGTGCAGAACATTCATTTAATTTTTCATCAGTTAAAAAATCATCCACGAACAAGGGTAAGTAAGGTTGGTTTCTTAATGCCATCAGGTAGGTTCTCCAACAAAAATGCCCCGCAGAACAAGTGCTTGTAAACCAGAACCACGTATTAGGTGAGAACTGATTTTCTCATTCTTTGGGGCTTTATTTAGGGTTGTTAATTTATACATAGTCTGATTTACAAGCAAAGTGAATATAACGAATTGTATCCCATTTTTGCAACCTAATTCTTTCCAAAACATACATTTAACAATATTCTTTCTCATTCTACATTTAACTCATATAGCTAATTTTAATTGTGATCTGAACTGAGTTAATCTTTTGTTGGCAGCTTTGAAATAATCTTTGTCAATCTCGTAAGCCACGTAACTGAACCCCATATCCTCACAGGCGATTAAAGATGAAGCTAACCTTTGCATATCCAATACCCGTATATTTTTAGAATATGCTCCTTAAATTCTTCTACATTGAATGAGTTTTTCATCCAGTTACAATGTTTACAGCAAGGGACTGAGTTATGTCTCGTATATCCATATTTATTATCCAACCTATCTATCCCATTAAATTTTAATATAAAATCAGTTACTTTATAATGTTTACCATTGACAGTTCTTTCGTCTTTCACAGTATTACTTCCATCTACTCCACAATAAAAACAGGGACTAAGTGATATAAGTTTAAATTCGGGGAGACTTAAAATTTTACCATAATATTTTTTCTTTTTATGCCTCGATTTCAATCTTCCGTATTCTCCCTCTAATAACTTTTCCTTCCTATCAAAGTTTCTATTCTTAACATATCTGGAATCTCTCAACAGGCAACCACAACTTTTAGATTTCCCGCTTCTTAAAGATTCCCCTGTCACTGTATGTTCCTTACCGCAATCGCAAACACATTCCCATTTCAACTGGTTCTTGTTCCCCCTTTTATCAGAGACGCCAACCACTTCAAGTTTACCGAATTTCAATCCAACTAAATTTTTTACGTTTAAATGTAATTTCATAAGTACCCGTATTTTTGAGGCGGGAATAAAACCTCTTGTTTAATATACTGTTGGAATCTTTTTTCAGAGGCACAATAATAATCTTCGTCTATTTCATATCCAGTAAAATCAAAACCCATATCCCAGCACGCAATTCTTGAACTACCCGAACCTACGTGAGTGTCTAATATTTTATCATTTGGTTTTGCGTATTTGGTTAAGAGCCATTTGTAGAGGGCTACTGGTTTTTGAGTTGGATGGATATTAACACCTAAGAATCCTCTATCCTCATTTGTCATTCGTTCATATACCAAGACCCTACTGTTAAATGATGTCCAAGCTAATTCTGCTTGTGATAAAGTGAATTCATACGGGACTTTATACCAAATAACCCAACATCTACTTGAGGATAAAAATTCTGTGAAATAATTCCCTCCCCAGATAATTTGGTTTTTAGATACTCGTAACAATTCATCAAAATATTCTTTATGAGGTATTTCCCTATCCCATTTTTTCTGTTCATATATCTGCCATCCATTTCTATCTTTTACTGTTGCCCCCTTTATTTTCTTATCGGCATAATCTATCCCATAAGGCGGGTCAACTATAGCCAAATCGAAGTACTTATCAGGATAGCTCGGCATACCCTTTTCTTTATCCATACAATCTATGTTTAGGAATAGATTATCCATTTTACTCCTGAATTATAAAATCTTCCAACCGCTTTTCTTTGACAAGCCAATCAGCTATATAAAGTCTGTTGTCAAGTATGCGGGCTTGGCTCTTGGGAATCCACTCGATTATTCCTTCAGGAAAGAGTATCTGCCAAGCCTTCTCTCTTTCCTGTAGGATTTTATCAAAGTTTAATTCTGGTGCGTCTGCTACATTCATATCAGAACACCTATGATAAGACCAATAATAATTCCAAACAAAGTGAACCAAGTAATTTCTCTATATAAGAAATCAATGGTTACTACTTCTTTAATCTGATAATGGTCGTCTTTATTATATTCTTCTTTGTGCAATTCAGTTATTCTTTTTTCTTTGTGTCCATACCCCAATACTTCATTATGAATGTTCATTATAACAAACCAAGTTTTCATACTCATCTCTTATTTATATAAAATTCTAAATGGCTCTCTGGAATATTCTTCATACACATTCTCCCAAACCTGATTTCATTCACTACCTTTATCATTACTTTGTAGAAAATTATTATTGATATAATGGCTGCCAACATTGTAATGCCATCTACCGGCTCAGTTAAGATATAATACAAAGGTGCTATTGGGAGTAAAATGTTTTTCATAGACCAGCAACCTCTTTTTCCCATTCTATTTTATCACGATCAAGAAAGAAATTTTCAAGAATGTCCCTCGTAACCTTAGATTCTGTTTGCTTTAATTCTCTTGCTAAACTTTTTATTTTGTCTAAAAGTTCTTCCGACAACCGGATATTAAGAGAAGGATATTTTTGTCTCACATTATTTTGTTTCACAGAACTTTTATCTCTCTTAAATCTGCCGTAATAATGAAAATTTTCCATCATTTATTCCTTTCGGTATAAGTAGTAGTTAGCTTGACTGCATTGCCTCTCGTTTCAAGTCTCTCATTTTTTGTTGATAAGCAGTCCAGCTTCCAATCCTTCGCCAATTATAAATATGGTTTAATGCCCCGTGGTGCATCGCTCCTGAACAATCCTCAACCCCTTCCATCATTGCTTTTTCTAATTCTTTAGCATCTTTGTTTTCAGTGGTTGCAACTCCAAAAATTTTGGGGCTTGCTTTTACTTCGGGATGTACGTCTGGATGTTCACTCCACCATTTGCATCCTTGAGATACCATTTTCCGGCAAGCTCTTTCATAATCAGAGTGGAATCCGCTAATCTCTCTCATATCATCCGTCCATTCAAATCCTTCAATTTGCGGTTCTGGATTTATCGGTTCTAATAATCTTCGTGCTTCTTCAACTAAATATTCTTCGTGTTGCTTCTCATCCTCTGCACGCTGCTCATCAATAGTCTTGTAATAAACTTCCGCACCATCCAAAAACAACCCTCTCACTGTATAACCAATTCCCTTACCGTAAAATCTTGCTTCCATTCCAACTTTTGGTTTTATCGGTGAATCTTCTTTTACTCCGAAGCTCCAACCATCATCACACTTAAACCAACCGCCTTCGCTAACTTCTGTAATTGTTTTAATTTCAAATTCCAGATCATCTTTAGGAAACATTTTGCACCTTCCTTCTGTGCCCGGCAATGCAGCAAGCTAACAAGCTACTGTAGCTGACTTGCTTAAAGTGTCGGGCAATTTTAATTTGTTAATATGTTTAGTTAATAAGTTCATTCTAAATTCGTTTTTAATAACGCAAGCAGCTAAGTAGCCACTCCGTTATGTAGAAACTTTGGCTCGCTTTTTCAACCAAACTACATTCTTAAATAGTGAAACCCATTCTCCAGTAACATCCTTAATTTCACATCCAACATTTAGCGAATAGGCTATTCTCCAGAGCTTCCATTTATACCAAATCATTTTTCCTCCTTAAATTGTTCGTCTAAATCTCTCATCCTTGCGTGCGGGTTAAAATCTGTATTCCTACCGCCAAAGTTCTGCATAACACGTGCTTCAACCGGAAGGCTATTGATGTTCACCCACTTGTTCCCAACTTTAGTATAAATTCTTATTCTAAATCCTTCTCCAAAAAAAGGTTCGGCTCCGGCATCCCAACTATGCGGTTCAAGCTGACTGCTAATAGCGTCCCGAATTATTTCTTCTAATTTTCCGAAAGTATTTATATCTGTTTTGATGGGGAAGCTATAATTACCCCCCTTCATATTTGTTATTGTTATACTGTAAACGTTCATAAATTTATTTCCTTTCTATTTTTTCCGCAGCAGCTTAACCGCCACAGCGTTATAGGGACAACCGCATTTGGTTTTCATAATTTTTTAATCTTTGTTTGTAAATGTCAATCTATGCCGGATTCAATTCTGCCCCGATGTAACTTCGTTCTAAATGTTTGCAAGCTATGGCAGTTGTTCCTGTCCCCATAAAACCGTCAAAGACAATTTGCCCTTTGCTTGTAAAGTAATTCAAAATCCTCTGCGTAAGTTTTAATGAAGTTAATCCTGGATGAGGAAATCTTTCTTCTCTAAAAAAATATCCTTCACCCGGCATTTTCACATCCCACCACAAATCATAAATTGTATTATTCGGTTTAGCTGTTACTAAAAATCCACAGTATTGCCGATAGTAATCTTTGAACGGTGTTCCGATTGCTCCTTTGCGGACCACAATAAGTTTTGCATCTGGCATCAAATCCCAATAACCTTTTATTAAATCTGCACCCACAAACATTCCAAAATTGTTATTACTAATTCGTTTGTATTCTGCTATAAATTCTTTTACCCAATTCCAGTATTCATCGGCGGGCAAATTGTCTTTATACACGCCATAATCCTTCCCTTTATTGTAAGGTGGATCGCTGAACGCAAAATTAACAGAGCAATCCGGCATACATTTTAGCACTTCCATTAAATCAAAATTGTGCACAATGTCCTGCGGTTGCCCTATAACTACGGTTCCAAGTTGACCGCCTTTCATTTTCTTCCTTCTTGGAGTTTTTCCATTTCTTCAACACATTCCGTTACCATATTGGAAGTTCCACGATCTACTTCACCCATATCAATATCATCTTTTATACTTAATAGAACCGATATGACTTTCTCAATAATTTCTTTTTCTTGTTTTTTAGTCATTGTAATTCCCTTTCCGGCGGCAACTTAAACCGCACAGCGTTATGCCGCTTGTCTCATATATAGCAGTATCCAGGTTCACAAAGGTCATTGGGTGCGCCCTCATTAAATAATTCTCCTTGCTTTAATTTTTCTTCATACTTACCAGTGTGTATTCTAAGATTAAAGTTGTATGGCGGAGAAGTCACCACGCACCCGATAGACGGCAAGCTATCAATCTTGGTTAGGCAGTCATCGTTGTATAGGGTTATTCCATCTATACTAAACGGCACATAACTCGCAACTCTACCCGAATTATTATCTTGGTCTGTCAATTTTATTTTTTCATCCATTAAAATTTATTCTCTAATTTTATTTTGTAAGCAACTACCATAATCGGGTAAGTTGCCATACTGTTATGCCTCACGCTGGCTTGCTTCAATTATTTCAATCAAAGTTTTTGCTTTATTATCCCAATCCTTTTTGTTTAGCTGGTAATATTGTTCTGCGGTCATATTTCTTAGGGATGAATTTCCTATACCAACCTCTGCCCCTGTCCACATTATGCTTATTAAATATTTTGCTAATTTCTCTTGTAAGTTCCCGCCAGCTACCACTTCGTTAGGCACAACTGGCGGTTCAAGCTGACTGCTAACAGCCTTCTGTATTTTTGCAAATTCACTCTTATGTAATTTTACAATTATCTGCCTAACAGCATCATCAATTTTTATGTTTATAAAATCTCCCTCGTTTTCATCCATTGATGTAACAAGATTTTTCCATACCTCCCAATTCTCAAACCTTCCCTTAAATGTTATTGTTGCCATAATTTATTTTCCTTTCTTATAATTCCGCAGCAGCTTAACCGCCACAGCGTTATTTTGACTTACAATATTTTTCAAGTCCATAATCGCCTAACACAAATCTCAAACTTGACGCTAAAGAATCTTCCATTCTGCCATCATCTTCTGCTTCATCAATTTGGTCTATTGCTCCTTTTATAGCATTCTTCCAATACTCTAATTCACGCAAAATAACCAACGGTTCAAGCTGACTGGCTTTGTATAGTCGCATAATTAGCCATTGTTCCAGAGGGCTTGTATCGGTAGTGCCCCTAACAATTTCTCCATTTTCGTCAGCATATTGTTTTAATATTTTAATAGCAAACTCTACTTTTTTATTCTCCATAAATTTAATCTCCTTTCTTAAAATGTCGCCAGCAGCTTAACCGCAACTGCGTTATAATTGGTAGCCCTCTGGATATTTTGTTGATAATGGTCTGTAATTTTCATCAGCAGGTTTACCACATTGCTTGCACTTCATTCTTGGGATAACATTCTGGTGGAAGTTGGCATCATCATAACCAGTCCCTCTTTCTATATGCCCGCAATGTTCACATTCATAAATTGCCCAGAAATCTCTACGGCTTTGCGATTCAATAGTTTTAATTTTCATACTATAACTTTCTTAAATGTAATTTTTTCTTTCATTGCTTCTCCCAGGGTGGTTTTATATCTGTCTTCAATTATCACTCTGATATTTTAAGTAACTTAATTGAGATCGTAATCCATCCATTTGATGAACACAGGCAGCCTCAAGTCTTTCTGCATATCTCAGGGCTTTAATTTCTCTATGACATTTATCTTCAATCTTTATTTTTAATAGAGTAGCGTTAATCTTCGGATTATCTTCCATCACTTCTTCAGAGGCTCTTGCTTTAGCATTTAAGAGTATTGATTCGGCAGTAGCGACTATTTCAGGAAGTCTTGCATGGTAGCCATTTATAAATTTTATTCTTTCAGTCAGATTGACGCCTTCCATACCGTAATCAGATTTTAAGAAATCACTTATATCTGTAATCTCTTTGAATATGTTTATTAGTAAGTCCATTAGAATGGCAAATCCTCATTATCTGCAACTTGCAAACTTTCTTTAGTAACCTTATGAGAAGGGTCAACAGCTTCTCTATATTCTGCCGATGTTTTAATTTTATCTCTTAACCACTCAGGTAATTTTTCAAATTTGGATTGGTCAAAAGGCGTATAAGTAAATTCAAAATTATCATTGATCTGTGCAGGGCAATCTAAGCCTTTAGGTAACGCTGAGGCACTACTTATTTCAGCATAGGTTTTTCCCTGTTTGCTCGTTTTGTGTATCACTGAGAGCATACACGGCTTTCCTAATAGCTTTGTAATATCAAACAGCTTTGCTTCATCTTCAGAAAACCCCTTGCCTCTCCAGGATTCAAGAAATTTTCTTAGATTAGCTTTCTCATGCATTGAAAGAGTAAAATCTTTTGATACCGAAAAAGGTTGTTCACCATTTTCTTCTTTGAATACCTTTAACTCAGTAGGTAACTCCCAAGAAATTCTTACTTTATTAACTTCCTTTTCCTCACCCATATAATCCTGTGAGATAGTTCCTATATGAACCATTGAATAACATCTCGCCACATAAGTCCCTGCATTTACTATTTCAAAACTATTGCCAGATGAACTTGCATTTATCATTTTATTCTCCATTATTTTATTTGAATATTATTCCTTTTAATTAACTTAAATCCTTCCGGTAAAGTTCCGGTAGATTTATAAATCTCTTTAGCTTTCTCTTTACTTGGCTCATATTTAATTCTTACCAACTCAGGTCTTTTCAAAGCCAGCTCTTCAAGATCAATCAATTCATCAACTTCAATAGATTCTGATTTTCTAAATGAGATTGAATAATTAACACCTTCAATTTTTTCTTCCGGTATATTAGATTGTAAATATCTTTCTAACCAGTCAGCATTTCTTTCAACTGCTTTTTTCTTAGCCTGTAAAGTTTTAATCTCATCTGCTATTGATCTTGAAAATGAATTAAGGTTTTTAACTTTCAATGCTATGTTGCCAACCTTTTCAACCTTATCCATTTCAAGCTTCTGTAAAGCCTCAGAAACACCTTCCGGTATCTCCCCTGTCTCAAAGTCAACTTCATCTAAGAGAATATCAATCTCTTTTTTTATTTCGTAAAGTTTCATATACCTTCCTCATTTAATTCAAAAAACTTTTTACTATTCTCTGCTTTTAATAAAGCCTTAACATCATCAATATTTATTTCTCTGGTTATTAAACTTCCAAATGGTCTTTCTTCCAACGAAATAAAGCAAGGCCTGTTGTCGTGCTTTTTGTCAGTCCGGTTAATCATCCGGTTTATCCTGCGATAAGCCTGGGCGTCATTCTCTGCTATTAGTTCAAAGGATATAGTGGCGGTGTATTTCATTTATACACCATAACTTTCTGTAACTACATAATCACAATCGCAGCATATTTCGCTGAATGAAGTATGGTCTCTACAATCAGGGCAATACTGCATATCTAACATATCTCCAGTTGCTTCTCTGCCACACATATCGCAACAGATTACAGTTTCGTTGTGCATACAGAATTTCGAGTCAACATCTTCCAATAGTTCTTCCTGTAATTCTTTTTCGTTCTCCACGGTCTCATCTTTGTAGTTTTGTTTTTCTTCTTGCGTCATTTCTTTTCTGCCTCCAGTCTTTCGTTTGCAAATTTCAGAAGTTCCCCGTGATAAATTTCATCATTAAGTTCAAGGTTTAATTTCTCTATCACCTTTTCTAATTCCTGTTTTTCCAATATTATCCTGTTAAGTTTTACTACCAGCTTTCCGTAATCTGAATTTGTTTTGAATAAAGTATTTCTTAACGCCTCTATCTCTGCATCTTTCTCGTTTTTTATCGAAAAGAGATGATGAAGAATTATTATTATTAAGAGCCCGAGTATTGCTATGATGTATTCCATTTTACAATGCCTCTATAAAAGATTTTATTTTAATGTGTCACCTACCTCGTAAGTGTTACTAATGCTTTTTGCTACATAGTAGTTACTGTTAAAACTTAGATAAGTTGAATCTTTATCTCTTAATAGAATGTCACCTTCGCTTGATTTCGCAACTAATATAATGGGCGGTTTAAGGTCTTGTATGTTTGGTTCGCATCCAACTAAAAACAAAACAATAAGTAAAAAGAATAATTTTTTCATAACACCCCCGCTATCCAAAGAACCAGAAATATTACTGAATAGATTATCAGTAATGCCGGTAAAGCGTCAAATGCTGTGTTTGTTTTCATTTATTATCTCCTGAGATTTTAGATTTGTCAAAACTTTAATAAAACCATCAAGATCATTTTTATGGCATATCATCATTAAGCAATGCTGTATATATCCATCATCTCGTTTGTGCCTGGCTCTTTTAAGTTCAACTTCCCAATCATTAGCTATTTCGGCTTTGAGTTGTTCTTGGAAGCTATCAATAGCTTTATCTATTTCAGTTGTTATCTGAGATATAATTTGTTTTGCATCTGAGAGTTTAACGTATTCACTAAAAACATCATCATCACATTCATATTTACTTCTTATTTCTCCTACTGAATCAAAATCATAATCAAGAACTAAAATTCCAGTTTTACTTTTCTCTTCCATTTGCTTTATCAAATCCATTTTTTATTCCTTCTCAAGTAATAAAATATCAGGGTTAGCATATTGCCCTTCGCTTGCAAGTAATTCTATGATATGGAAACGAAAACTACCATAACCATATCCTCTGAATGTATCTTTAGCCATTGTTTCTGCTTTTTCTATCCCACCAGCAATGACTAAAAACTTAAAATCTTTAGAATAGTCATATCCGTATTTCAATGTTACTTTGTATAAGTTCATTTTCCCATCCTCTGGTTTAACTTCTGTTAGTTGTTTGATGCGGTTCTGCAAATCAACAATAATTTTTCGTTGGCAACTGGCACTATAAAAATTTGTAGACACGGTTGACTTATATTTCTCAAGATTTTCGAGCCATAAATCTAATTTCTCAGAATGCAAATCTCTCTTAATCATTACAGATTGGCGAGTATCGTTGGGTAATCCATCAGAAAAGGCTTGTAATGCTTTGCCGTATTCTTCGGAAGTTTTAATAAGATTATTTTTTAATATCTCAAATTCTTTTTTTATATCTTCCATTTTAAACCTCTAATTTTTTAACCATATTATCTGGATACATCTTTTTATGAATACCACATAAATATTTTTTTCCCCCAACACCATTAATAAAAATATATTTTGCTTTGTTGCGACAATCCCATAAAAGAGATTTGCTTCTTAAAAAATCTTGACATTTTTTCTCCATTCTATTTCCCCTCAATGTATTGTAGTATTGCGTTTAAGCGTGCTTCGTTTTTGGTTTTGCTAACACCTTTAGATATTCTTACTTGGTTTGTGTAAAGATTACCCGAATAATATTCAGCCCAAATTTCATCAATGAATATTGAGATTATAACGGTTTCGATTTTAGCTTCTTTAATCATCTTTTCTTCTAATAATTCAAGTTGGTTGGAATTAATGTGAGGCTGCCAATCTTCTTCTTTACAAAACACTTTTCTATAAAGCGGATCAGTAATTTTCCTATCAACCTGATTTGCTAACATTCCTTGCTCATATAAATACCCCATAACCACATCAACTGTTAAATTCCCGGCATTTCCATATAATTCTCTAAGTGCTGTTTCGTGTTTTTCCCAAGTAGTCATTTTCTTATCCATTAATTATTACGTTTAAACAGTTTTCAACTTCGCCAGTCACATTTAATTTTAGAATATTTTAGAAACGAACTAAGATTATTATTGGTTATATGATAGCCAATCATTATCTCGTCTGTTTATACGGAAATTACCTTCTTATTTATTGTAGTGGTTTCTTCTACAACTCTCATCCCTGATTCGCATAACTTTATTGGCTTATCTACGTCATCATAACTCTCTACATTAGCCCAAAATATTTCATCAGAAAAGATTTCCTGTTTTTGTAGAATAAATTTCCGTATAACGAGTGGCTCAAGTTTACCGACTTGCCTTTTCTCGTTAATTTGTTTTTCTAATTCTCTGGTAAATTCATCCATCTCTAAATCTTTATAATCATCATAGTTTAATTCTCTTGGTTCTCCATCAGTAATCCACTCCATTGTTCTCTCCTTAGTTTAATGATATTGGTTCAATTATTATGTTACCTTCAAGCGTATAAATATTTAACCACACTATGCTTTCTAAATACATTTTATTTTCCTTTCCGGCAGCTTAGCCATAACATATTTTAAATATTGATCTTTCATATCTGAAGCCTCAATTGTTTATTAGCCTTTATAAAAATCTTATAAGGCTTGCCTGTATTCTCTAATTCTTCTAAGCCAACTTTCTCTTTGAGAATCATTAAAAATTTGTGTGGACTTACTGTATTGCATACGTGAGCTACGTCTCCAGATGATATCTTTCCGTTCTTCTCAAGGAAGTCAGCAGCTATTCTCCATTTTGGTGTCTTTCTAATTTTTATCACTGAGTTCTTCCATTACTGCAAGCTGACAAAATCTCATTAGCCATCTTCTTTAATGCTCCCTCGATAGCGTCTGATTCGTTTACTTTCAGTTCTCTGAGATGATACATTTTGTTGTATAGGGTATCGTAATTTATTTTAGTCTCCATACAAAGTTGTTTGAGTACGAATCTCTTTGTGTCGTGCAAGCTTTTCAAAGTTGCTATGTTCATTTCTTTATACCGCTTTTTAATTCTTCATAAATCAAATCGGCAAGTTCAATTTTGCCGGTTATTTCTATAATCTTTTGAACGTCTATTAAGCCTATTTTACTTGAATCACGATTTGCAATTAATCTGTATAAATAATTCTTTGATTTATAACCAAGTCTATCAGCGAAATACCAATACGGATTCCCTATGTGATTTTTATGTTCTCTCCCATATTCCAGTATAATGTCCTCTACTGCATTAAGAACTCTAATTGTCAACTTCCCTGACTCCTTTATTTGTATTTCTGTTTCCACTTACTTTGTTATTTGTTTCTAATTGCTTTCTTGGTGACTCCGGCATATTCATTTTCTATTTTGTTGTGTATGAGAAAATCATTAACATATTTTATGAGGCTAATTTTTGTTTCTTGCCCTGTTTCCTTGTGTAGCTCTCAACAGAACGGGCAATGTTTTTTAATAACTGGATTGTTTTCCTATTCTGTCGTGTGTTGTTTATTGCGAATGATATTGCACTGTCAGTCCCTACTCTATGCCTTGCCCTTAATCTCTCATAAGAGAATCTTCCGCCAAGTTTCTGGAGGGTATATTTCCTATCTATAGGTGACATGTTGATAAAGTCATTTGCCGTGATTATATTTTGTCCTGTATGTAAAGTACTTTGCATTTTGTAAACCTTTTTACTTCTTGAGTGTAAACCTCGTAAAAATAAATGTAAATAGCAATAGATAATTAAAATAAATTTTAGGTGTCTATAAATGTCTATAAATAAAGAACTTAACCTTGATAAAAAGGTAATCACTTACAAAAAGTTGATGGAGATTATCTTGGAAATGAATTCGGGTAAAACAATCAAGGAGATTTGTAAGGTCTTGGATATAGCCCAAAAGACATACTATAATATTATAGATGAAGAACCAGTCGGCAGGGCTGTAAGAAGAAAATTAAAATCTTATCTACTGACAAATCTTGATTTGACATTCAATGAATTACAGGGAGATAAAATAGAAATTAAAAAAAGTATTGCAATGGATATAGGGGGTAATCAGAAAATTAAAGGTTCTATAGTCGGCAGGGATCAGAACATTAACGATAGCGTTCCTTTGCTTAAAGAAATAATCCAGTCTAAGGATGAACTATTAGAATCATACCGTGAAAAAATAAAAGAACTAAAAAATATTATTGAAGGGGGGACACAGAAAAAAAGCGGATAAACATTTATAGAGAGGTGTCACCATCAGTAAATTGATTGTGGTTGTCAAGGGCAACCAAATCGTTAATGGAGATATTATAGGCAGGGATCAAATTATTGATAAAAAACGTAACCAGCTAATAAGAAAACTGATTTGTATTATAAGAGAAAAAAACGAATATATATCTGTATTAAATGAAATCATCCGAGAGCAGAGAAGAAGTTAAAAAAAAGTTCGGGCTTCCTGTTAAAAGGTTTCTTATCAGTAAATATGGAACCATTAAAGAAGCGTGCCTGAAACTTAACCTTAACCCCTCTTTGGTTTCCCAGTACGTCTCAGGTGGTAAAAAACCAAATGCTCATTTCCATCATGTAATGCAACAGCTTGGTTTTGATATGAGCCTTTTTACTTTTGTGGAAGGCACGTTTGAGATTGAACAGGATAATGGTGTACTTACATATAACGAGATGAAATTCCTTTACCTTGAACTGAAGGAACTACTTAGAGAGAAGAATGAAGTGATCAAGATATATGAACGTAGAATCAATGAATATAGAGGCAGATCAGGATGAAGTTTATTCCGGTAATTTACACAAATGTTCTGTTTGTGTATGTAAACAAGTGTAAGTGGTTTACTTATATAAGATTAGTTTACAGCTATTTACATTTTTAGTTTACGTCTTATATATTATGAGACAAGAAAAAACTTTTGAGGTTTTAACAATCTTAATAACTAAATAAATAATAATAACTTAACTATTTACCATTTATTACTATCAGTAAATTTAATTAAATATGTAAGAACTATTTACTCTAAGTAAAGCATTCTTTAACTTTCACAAAAATGTTGGAGGCAATATGCGTAATCAGAAACAAACATCAGAATTTCTTACCTATCTATTATTATTGTTGGTTGTTGTAATTCTTTTTATGTTCTTTGGTTGTGAAGAAGATAATCCCGCAGAACCTGTTAAAACTCTATCCGGGAGATATGCCATTACTTTGAATGGTACTACTACTTTATCAGGGGTTCTTAATCTTACAGAAGTTTCGGGAACTCTTTCGGGTTCTTTGACTATTACGGGGTTTGGGCAAGCAGCTGTTAATGGTAACTCAACTAATTCAACAGTAAACTTTTATTTTTATTCTCAGGAACAGGGCTTTAGAGCTAAATGGATTCTTTCAGGATCACACGACTATACTAATATGTCAGGCTCAGGTAAGGTATTTAATGATGATACAGGCTCCCAGGTAGCTACTTTATCTTGGAGTGCGAGGAAGGATTAAATATGTTCTTCATTTCTTCTCATCTTTCATTACTAAATATCCTGCTAATGAACCAAATATTATTGATATAGGGAGTACCAATTCAATATACATTTGCGAATTTTGTTTTAGTAACCAGTCACTCTCAGATATTGATACAGCTATTTTATCTAAGTACCATATTGCGTGGGTAAAGAAGGCTACCAATAAAAAGCTGATAATAAAATCCTTCATTTCTTATTCTCTACTATTTCAGATGGTTGAGATTTTTCTTCTTCGTATTCTTTTATGGCTTGTTTAATTTGCTCTCTCAGGGATTGTTTGATAGAATCAATAATCTTCATTATACTGCCGGCAACCATAAGAACAAACCCAACTATCAATAAAGCATCTGATTCGAATGCTAAAGCCAAAAGAAAAAAGATGCCTCCTGTTATTATACCTATTGTTGGTATATGAGATTCTTTAAGCTTCATTTCCCATACCTCTTATTAAGTTTATTTATTCCGCTTTTCAGATGTACTACCATAAGTTTATAGTTAGCGTGAATTTGCCTCACAGTTCTACTTCTTCTGATTTTGGGGTAGGCGTGGCTTTCGCATATTCCCTGATTTTATCTAATAAGCTTTCTTTGGCATCTTCATAAGATAGATGTGAGCAGCCCCAAAATCTTATACTGTCGTATTCGGCATAGGCTCTGTATGTATATACAAGTTTTTCATTATAATAATATGTTACATTTACCTTTTCAATTTCTTTGTCTTTATTACACCCGGCGAATCCCGCTAACAAGCAGAATGCGAGAACGATAAGGGTTAATTTATTTCGTTTCATTTCTTCTCTCCCAAGTATCTCTTAATTAAATCTTCAAGAACTTCTTTTCTACTATTTCAGATGGTTCGGAATTGCAATATCACTATTATTAGGGAATAAGTCTTTGATGTACTCGCCAGCTTTGTCTAATGCTCTTTGCTTGCTTGCTTTGTCCTTAATATTAAACCGAAATTGTTTTAATTTCACATACCCAAGATTACTCATATCATCAATCACTTGTATGGTAGAAGTTTTATTAAATTTCTTTCCAGCTTTTCCGCCAGTAGGTCTTGCTTCAACAATCTTAACGTTATTTTTATAAACCGTCATTTCCCATACCTCTTATTAAGTTTATTTATTCCGCTTTTTAGATTTCTTTTTGTAAGATGCCCGCTAATATCTTCAATAATTTCTTTTTTTATTTTATCAATATTGCTTTGTAGTTTGTTCCATCTTAGTTCAAAGTTCATAAGCCATATAGTATCTTCTTGTTTCATTTTATCCTCCAAATTGAAATTGTTCCACTTTCAGATAATATTTATTATTCTCTATTTCCACATAAGGGAATAATCTTACCATATCTACTTTGCTAAGTGAAAACATCTGATTATAATCTTCTTCTGTTAAATCTTCCGGTAGTTCATCTTCATTTCGCCATTTAACAAAAGCGGTATAGCCAAGCGGTTCAAGCTGACTGCTAATAGTAAATTCAGATTTAGGGTACACCAAACTAATCTCATCAGTTAATACCAATTCAACTTGTAACGTTTTGTCCATTTCCGATTGTGGCTGATAATTATTTATTTTTATTATTATCATATTTTTTTCTTTCTTTTATACCTATTCTCTAATTTCTTAATACCTGATTTTAGATACACTACCATAAGTTTAATCCACCTTTTTTAGTTTATCCATTATCTTTTTTGCTTTATCATATTCGGCAGATTTTATACTATCTATGTTATCTCCTTCTTTTATAACTACAGTATTTTTATAATGCCTGTCAATCCAAACACCTCCGTCTCTTGTCCATACCTCTGTAATCAACATAGTTTCTTCTGTATGTTGGTTATAGTCCGCCTCTTGGACAACCACATATCTCTTACACCCTCCCGCTAACAAGCAGAATGCGAGAACGATAAGGGTTAATTTATTTCGTTTCATTTCTTGTACCTATTCTCTAATTTCTTTATTCCGCTTTTTAGATATACTACCATAAGTTTATTATCTTTTACTACTCGTTTCCAGTCCTTGCCTTCAGTTAATATACCTTCTCTGTCATTACGCATACCTCTTAAAGAGTGCATTGTGGCTTTGGAAAGATTAAACTTTTTTCTTACTTCGGTTTCGGTCATACTTAATTATAGTTGTAAATCTTTTTGGCTAATATTTTCTCCCAAGTATTCTTCATCTTCCATTACATCATATAACGGGTTATCAGGTGGGTTTTCTTCAGAATAAATATGCACCCATAAAAAAAGGCTCACCAAAACAATGGCCATAATAAAATAAAACATTCTCTAACTCCTTCCGCCAAAAAAATTATGACTTTCTTGTTTTTGTCTCTCAATACAAACATACAAAATTATTCCGCCATTGTCAACTCGCCTTGACAAGAAATATACAATAATGTTTTGGATATAATTAAGATTGTAAAGAAAAAAATATTTTTTTGAATAAAAAAGCCGGTTGTCTAATCCGGCTTTCTGGAGTCAATATGAAAGAGTTATGTGTCATTTCCCCCAATAAGGCGCCCCCCTATTTTTTCTCTGTTACTACCCCGAAATAAACTACCCTATCATTTAATGTGTCCCAGTCATTAAAAAGAATTACTTCTATAATCTGGAATTTGTTTTTGAATATCATATAGTCCTTGCCGGTTGTGTTGTTCACTGCAACCTGTACTGTTGTGTATGAGCTATCTTTGAGTGGTCCGTAATCCCCCCAGACTGTATCTATTAGTGTGCCGTTTGCATTATACTCAAGTCTTCCAGTTCTATACATTACGCTGTCTGCGGGGCTGTTGGCGTTCCCTACAAGGAATAATTGGGGAAGTGATTCATATCCTATCCATAGAATGTAATCTGAACTATCTCCTCCTGCATCTGAGTAGTATAATGAATCTATGATAGTAACTTCTTTCCCCTTGATGGTTGTCTGCTGTGCTTCTACCTGGATAACGAATATCAAAAGTATAAATAAAATTAGGTTTTTCATTTTTAGGTTCTCCTGTGTTTTAGTTTTTTTAATTTCTTTCTCTTACTGATCTTTCTCTTGTTTGGCGTATTCTGTTTTCACGGGTTCTGCCTGTGCCGGTTCTCCCAGTTGATGATTCATTTTTAACATTTGCTTTCTCATAAGCCATACTTACTTTCTCCGGTGTGAAGGATAAAGCCTTCAATAATAATTCATAGCTTGTTAAATCTTTATCAGAAATAATTTGCTTGCCTCTGAACTCAATTCCATCTTTCTGGTAGGTCATTGAGTTAAGAATGTTCTTCAGGAAGTCAGGAGTGAATCTTCTTAAATTCTTTAGTGCTGTTTCTCTTTGTCTGTCCGTTAATGTTTCTTCATCTTTAATTTTTTCTTCCAGTAACTTATAACTTCCGCCTGTTGCTTTGAAGAAATCATCTGCGGTTCCGTATGGTGCTCCAAATGCACCTTCAACTATTCTTGCTGACCACGCAGAGAAATCATTCCCATATACTTTAGAATACTTAGCTGATTCTGTCGGGATTGGTGCTTGTTCTCCCATCAGATCAGATATATCTACATTGGCATAGGTTCCTATTCCTCTGTTGAGTAAACTTCCTAATCTCCCTCCAACCTTATCATTAATCTCATTCTCAAGTTTCTGTGCTTCGTAATCCAGTTCTTGGTCATCATCATCAAAGAATAATCCTGCAAGTAAAAACAATGTTGAATAAAATGGGAATTTCCTTATACCGTGTAATCCTACCCCTACTGCAAACTTTGTAAATAAAGGTCCGTAATTCTTATTCCTGATTAGCATTCTCCATAATCCTAAGTTATGTGTGGCAAAAGTTTTGAATACTATATATGATTTAGCTACTGCCCTTCTAAAGTGTCCGGTGTTCAGATTTTCTTTCTTGGATGGGTTAAATATCACTATCCTTCCGCCCTTGCCGTATTCGCCCATTGCTTTATCAAGATTATCAATTACATATTTTTCAAGTTTCTCTCCGCTAAACTCTTTTTGCTTCCCTATCTTAAAGAACATTACTGCTGAATGTAACCTTGTCAATATCTCTATTCCTGATGATAATGCTCTTGCCACAAAAGAAATCCTGTTGAATAGTTTTTTAACTGGTCCTGAATAATAGATTGATGGATCGCTTGCACCAAAGAATTCCTGAGTCCCTATTGCTGATATCTTTCTCATTAACCTTGCTTCTTTAACGAGATTCAAAAGTTCTGGGTTAATCTTTAAGGAGTCGTGTTTATTTATCTTCTCAAGAGCAAAATGTAATCCTAACTTTGTAGTATCTTCCATTGCGTTAATAAATATTCCGTTTGCCTGGTTAAATCCTACCTCTGCCTGTGCCAATGGTAAAGCCATCTGAAAGTTCTGTAGTGCCTGCTGAGTTAAGAATGATGCCTTTGCAAACCCTAATCTCCATATAGCGGTTATTCCCCTTACTGTGTCCATTACGGTTCTGTCTGAGGATCTCATACCTGCAAGATATTTCTGTAACCATTTAGCCTGAGTTTTTAATTCTTCTTTCTGGGCTGTTGATACATTCGGGCTTTTAATCTTTTCGTTTACTCCTTCAAACCAGTTTTCATAAAGTTCGTCTGCTTTTATTATTCCTAAGAATTTATTTTTAGCTGTTGATGCTTCGTGCAGATAATTCTTTAGATTGGTTTCAAGTTCCTCTGTAGTCCATTTTAATCCGGGTGTATAGTTTCTCTGGATTGTATGTTTGCTCCATCCCCTTGCTTTAATTGATTTGAATAATTCTTCTATATCTGAACTGGGTAATTCAATAGCAGAATCTTCAAGCAATCTTATCAGCTCCATCATTCCAAGTTCTTTTCTTACATTAGCATCATTTATGACATCTTTAACTCTTCCTTCCATAGTTACAGTCCAACCCAGATCAATTGCTGCTTTCTTATACTTCTTAGCATCAATCTCCGAATTAAAGTAAGTGAATCTTTTATCGGTATATGTTTCTCCGTAACTGTCCTTTGCTTCTTTCTTAGCACCGATTATTATTGAATCCTGCGTTAATGGTCTTGAGAGATTAATATATAGATACTGTCCGTAATCGTGGTATTTTTCTTCTACAAGAAAATTGCCGAGTTCGGTTCTTAATTTTTTATTCTGGTTCCATATTACGTCCAAGCTATCTTCGTTTACTTCTGCCGATACTTCATCCAATGCTTTTTTAATCTCTTTATAAATTGCCGGGAGTTCTTTTTTGAATTTAGCAACACTTATATATTTACTTCCTTCTGATGTTCTTGCTGTGAATATATCTTTAACGTGATCTCTTAAAAAGATTTTTTCCCCATCTTTAATTAGTTCAAGTCCTTTATCATAAGCACCTGACATTTTCTTGAGTGCATTCGTTTGATCTGGATTAAGTTTATAATCGCTTATAAATTCCATAATGGTTTCTGCGTGTCCTTCAAGTTCCCAATTCTCTGAAGGATTATACAATACTTTCTCATGGTAATCTCTTAAAGCATCAAGCAAACCTTCCTGATCTTCCGAACTTAGTTTCCTGAAATCATTAAATTTGTTCAGTCCTTGTTTATCTTCAAGGATTTTATTGTAATCCCGTGTGAAGTCTCTTACGTAGTATTTTTCTGTAACATCATATATGGCTCTGTAAATAGGTGATTTGTCTGCCATATAAACTGGTGGCTGAGTTCCCTGATCGAAGTATCTTTTAGCCCATTTCTTAAATCTTGTGAATTTGTCTCTTCCGACTCCAAGAGCAATTTCAGTAACTTCCCTGTTGGTAATGTTTTTCATTGCAGCATTAATATTATCGGGCATATCTTCTGATGATAAGAACAAATCACTTGCGTTTGTATCTTCAATATTACCTTCAAATTCTTCATTGCCGTTTGAACGTGCTTTCTCACTTCCTGTTTGATTCGTATTATTAGAAGGTATCTTTGAATCTCCCGGTATGTTTATTTCTCCACCGCCTATTGAAGCAAGAACATTCTGATTAAGTATTGGCTTCTCACCTGATAAAATAAGTTTTGCTTCTCTCCATATACTTCTTAAAAATCTTCTTATCCCATTCCCAAAATCCTTCACCATTGCTTTTATCCAGGGTAGATAAACATCGGCTTTCTCTCCTGCTTTCTTAAATAGTCTTTCAAGATGATATGCCCCAATCACCGCATAATCTTTTATTAATGTAGGATCAAAGTTAGCTGTGAGGTTTCCTAAGCTGTCAGCAATATTATCTTGGCTTTGTTTATAAAGTCTATCAGATATAAAACTTTCATCTTCGGAAGGTGTGACTGTTTGTGTTTCACCACTTCCGCCTTCTTTCGTTGCGGGGTATCTCTTTAATAAGTTAGTTAATGTCTCTATCCCTGTGTCTGGATCAGAAGGCACGAAGAATCTTTGCTTATAAGATATTCTCTCATTTAATAATCCAAGTTCTCTGAACTCATCAAATCTATTTGAGTCTAATCCAAGATCACCCTTACCTACAAGTTCAATAGCATCATCTCCATAAAGGGTTGTCTGCTTTAGTTGTAATCCCTGAACTAAATCAATTTTATCTCCTTGTTCTAATACTGCATTGAATATTTCTTCCGATGTTCTTAAATCTCTTTGAACATTTAAAGCTCTTAAAACTTTCCCTACTTCCGATTGCGGTATTTGAATTCCAACTACTCTTTGTTTGCTGTCGGTCAATGCTCTTACTACTCTTAGCTTTTCATTCCCGGTTGCTTGTTTCAAATCTTTCCACAAAGGAAGGATAGCACCGCTTATAATGTGCATCTCATCTTTTTTAATCTTGGGAACTTTATCAAATCTTTCTTCCCAGATTGGTCTTGCTTCAGATTCGTTTATCCGTTCATACTTTTCTTCAAATTCATCATGCGTTACATAATTACGATTGTTAGCAGGATTTAAAGTAATTACTGTTCTTTCAACTGCTCCAGTAATTCTATCAGTTTTTACTTTCTCATCCATTTTCAGAATAACATTACCGGAATTTATTTGTTTAAAAAATCCTCTCTTATCGTTGATGTTTCTCATTTGTTTGGCAACATTCCAATTCAATGGATCAGTTTTTCTTTCAACTTCTAATTGGAAGTGTTTCGTTTCAGCTTTGGTCAATGGCTCGGTGGCTACTATTTTAGGCTTACCGACTATCTTAATTGATTCGGCTTTAATATCGGTTACCCCCTCATCGTAAGTGCCTGATTCTTTAGCATTGATAACTACATTTTCAAATTGTTCGGTAAAGAAATCAAATAAAGCATTCTGTTTTCCTAACTCTAATCCTAAAATCCTATTTAGGAACATAGTAATGCTTTTCATATCCTCATCTTTTACTCCCTCACCACCAGTCGGGTCATTCTTTAGAACTCCCATATCTCTTAAAACCTGTTTCGGATTCTCAATACCTTCGATAGCTGCTTCATTGAGCATAGCTTCATATACTTTAACTAATGCAGTTTCGCCATATTCATTTTCAAAATCATACTTTGCTAACTGCCCCCCCCCTGCACCCCCTCTTTCTCCTTTGGTCAATGCACCAAGTGAAGCAAGTCTTTTTGCTATTGTTGATGAAAATCTTTTTTCTCCACCCACTTCTGAACTTAATAAAATATAAATAGGTGGAATTTCCTGATTAGACCTATGCGTTCTTCCAAAGGTCTGCATTTGGGTATCAGCACTCCAACTTAATTCAAGTGCTATCTGGGTTCTTCTCTGACTATTGGGAGTATTCTTGTCAGCGTGTAAACTTATTCCTGTTGATGCTGCCTGAGAGATTAAAGCAATTCTTTTCTTACCTGTCTGGAATTGCTGCATCTCATAAATATTTGTGTCCTTTGCCCTGATGTCTTTCGGCACTCGTTTATCATATCTGGTCTTACCACCAAAAATATATTTATCTTTAGCATTCGGATCAGGATTTTTAATTACTTCTTTAACTAATCTTTTCTTTCTACCTGTTAATTCCGCAACTCTTAAAGCACGGTCATTTCTATTATGAGATTCTAATTCAAAGTAATTTATTATCTGGTCTAAAGGATTTTCAGGAAGATTAATATCTGATAATTTTTCAAGTAATTTATCCTTTAGCTTTTGAGCTTCAGGGTTAGTAACTGAATTACCGTTCTTATCTTTTTTCGGTCTGGATTTTAAATTACCGTTATCATCGGTGTATTGTTCGTAATCAATTATCGGGAATGCTCTGTCAACAAGATTGGCTAATACTTCTCTTGGTGATAAGTCCAGGTCGTCTAAATCTCCACCCTCTGCAAGTTTTTCTGTAACTGCTCTTGAGGTACTCGCTTCGTGTGTACCTATCATTGAGATTACGACTGATTTATTACCTGCAAGGTTTTTCTCAACTTCTTTGATAAGCGTAGGGACTTTTAGTGCTGTAATAAATTGTTTGAAGAATCTCTGATGCGATCCCCAGAATGCAGAGTAAGCCCATCTCTTTGCATTATTATCATTTCCGGTCATATCTAATGCCTGATCAATATTTTGCATAACCACTTGCCATGCTTTGGCTGCGGTATCATACATTCTTCTTTGTTCGTTGGTTAAAATATGTTCGGATTCTTCATATTCAATTCCATCAAAACTGATGCTTCTTGATGAATACATACCCAATGCTTTAAGATCTCTTGCAACCATTTCCATTGCACCGATTCCGCCTCTTTCAATTTCAGTCATAAAATCAAGGAATGCTGAGAAAGGAGCACCTTCTCCCCACAATCCTAATCTTGTCATATATCCCATGTGTTTTACATCGGTAGCTCCTGTTGCTGAAGCATAAACTACTCTTGCTTTAGGTAGATGGGTTTCCTGTAAATCAACAACTGCCTCGGCTGTTTTTGTAGGTTTTCCACTTCTTCCGGCGGCTAAAATATTTTTAGCTTTATGTGCTTCATCAAACACTATAACCCCATCTTTTCCCAACCATTCTACAATCTGTTTTATTCTTGTAGCCTCATCTTTACCCGATATTAAAGATGAGTAAGTTGAAAAGACTACCCCGTTATAATCTTTAGGAATTGATTCGCCAAGTTTATAATCATTAATTAATATGGATTTTATTTCTTCGGCTCCTACACCATCCAAATCCCTTCTCGCATCTTTCTGAAGATCGGTTGAAACACTAACCCATAATGCTTTCTTTCTTCCTTGCCTGAAATTATCATGTAGAATTCCTGCTATGATTCTTCCTTTACCTACACCAGTTCCATCACCAACAAAGAACCCGGCTCTTGAACCATTAGATAACATTAACTTATGTCGTTGTCCTGCGTAAGCAATGGTTTCTAATTGAGCATCGGATATTTTACCTTCTGTTATTGATTCTTCCGGTAGGTCCGGTTTATAAATAATTGTAGGAGCTTCAACTGCTGCCATTGAAGCTGATTCAACTAATTTAGCGGGATGAGATTGCGAGCCTTTGGGTTTTTGTTTTGGTTTGTATTCTATGAATCCGCTTTTTTCTTCTTCTCGTTCAGAGATGTCGGATTCTTCATACTCTACAAGATTTCGAGTACGTTCAGTATCACTTCTTCCACTTTCTTCTGTTCCTCCGGATTCAATCCGTTGTCCCCCAACCTGTCGTTCAATTGATGATACATTTCTTCCAGTTCTTCCTGATTGTAATTCAGTTTCTTCAATATCTCCTTGCCGTCCAGGTTTTGTAAATCCTGGAGAAATAGATTCTGATCCTCGTTCAACTTTCCCGCCCCTTCCAGTTGTTCCCTGAGTTCCTGTTCCTTGTGATCGTTCTGCCAAAGAAACATTTTCACTATCATCTGCCAGAGTTCCTGGGGCTGAACTAATGATGTTGTCGGCTGCATTTAATGCCTCTTCTATTGTTTTATAATTACCTTGAAGTTCCGGTCTCCTTATACCATTTATTTCAGGAGTGGCTCCGGTTTTATCTATTACAATTATCCGGTTTCCAAAACTCGTTCCATACTTGCCGTAATCGGTATTCTCAACTCCAATATCTGCTTTTACTGTATAATTGTCAACAACCTTATCCCAGAATAGCTTGCTTGATTCCGGTCTGCCAAATTCAGCACCTTCGCCTAAAATAGCTACTAACCTACCACCATCCTTTAATCTTTGCAATGCTGATGTTAAATGCTTATATCCGAACTTATTGGAGTTTTGTTTAACCCTTCCGCCTGTTGCTGAAAATGGCGGGTTCATAATAATCTTAGTAGGAATGATTTCTTTAGGTAACATTGAATTTAGGAATTCAGCATCTATATCGTTGGTTTCATATCCCTCTGCTTCGAGTAATTCTTTTCTCTTAGGATCAATTTCATTAACATAAATCTTTTTAACTCTATTCTTTTGAAATGCTATTAAATTTCCTGTGCCTGCACTTGGTTCGAGAAGAATATCATTCTCATTAGCATTAAGTAATTTATTAGCAAAGTATGATAATGTTGGCGGTGTGCTGAATTGCTGAAGTAAATCTTTATCCTGAGTTCTTGATGTTTGGGTAGGAATATTCTTTATCAAATCTCTTAAATCCTTCAATGCTTCTTTAACATCAACATCAAGTATATCTGAATATTTTTCTGATATTAATCTATTTACTGCGGTTTCAAGTGCATTGTAAGCATCTTGAGAAGTGTACTTGCCTTGTGCTTTTGAGCCACCATAAACTTCATCGGCAATTCTGTTGAGTTCCGGGTTATCTTTAATTCCTCTTTCTTCAATTCTCTTGTAAATAGCATCAACTAATTTTAATTGAAGATTTTCAGATTCTTCCTTTGGTTTAATTGATCCATAAGTTATTCCTCTCGTAGAACTATCCATTTTCTCATAAATATCATCACCTGCAGTTTCTCTGTATGCTGAATATGCTTGTTTTAAGGCATCAAATATTTCTTCAAGTTTATCTCCTATTTTTGAATAAAGGTCAGTAGTTATATCAGCGAATTTATAAGTTCCGAGTTTTACATATACTGAGATTACTTTAACTCCTTTAGCAAGTTGGATGGGGTCTATTCCGCTTTTCAAATCGAATGAAGTTAGGAAATCATCAAGAGCATCTTTTAATTCATTATTCTCAATGGATTTTATTTTTTGTTTTATTTTGGATTCGGGTTTTGTTCCAAAGTTCTCATTAAATTCTTCACTTCCCCATTTACCGTAATCTTTTGAATGAAGTTCATTATATTCTTTTTCGGTAATCTTATTTTCTTTAATTGCCTCCCCAACTAATTTCTGATGTTCTCTTGCTTTATCACCATCGAATGTCATTGGTACTGTGCCAAAGTTAGCTTCTATTGCGGGATATTTGCCAGGTGATGGCTTGGTTGCATATTGGCTTTGAGTTTGAAGATATGCAACAGGTTTTAGTTTTTCCTTTGGTCGTTGATGTTCAATATCTTCCTTAACCTTAGAGGCATTTTCAAGTCTTACTTTCTCAATCTTCCCTACTCTGCTTCCTTCAGGATAACTGACAACATCTAATATCCCTTTATCAAGTTTGTGGCTGTAATCGTTTCTTACTTTACCTTCAATAATTTCATTATTCTTATCTCTCCAATAAATAGTTTCGCCTTGTTTGTAAGAGAATTTTTCTCCTTCAGGAGTTGTCATAACTTCTTTATAATGTCCGCCAAGTTTTACGGCTTTTCGGGTAGCTTCATTTACATCTGTTTCTTGCGATCTGATATTCCCAAACATATCATAAACTAAGTATTTCCCAGTTTCTTCTTTCTTTTCTTCAACTGGCTTTACTTCTTTCTTCTGTAGGTCAGGATAATTGATTTTTGCAGAATTACCATTCCCTACTTGCCCTTCCCAGAATTTTTTGGCTGATTCCAAATCATCAAATTTTTCAACGTGTGTTTTTTTGTCACCAAATTTATCGTAGTATTCTACTTCATACGGTTTTTTCACTCCTTCAGATACTTCAACTGTTTCGCTATCCGGTGTTTTTTGTTCGAGCTTTTCGATAGATGATACTTCCTGTATATTCTCTTTTCCGGCTTCGATTGGTTTTTCTTGCACATTTTTGACCTCTGGGGTTATTTGTGTTTCAGCAATTTCTTCTTCATTCTTTCCTTCGGTGATTCCTTCTCCCCTTCCGGTTTCCAACCTGTTTTGCGGAGGGTTCCGTAGATATATTTGTTCTTCTTCTTTTTGTTCCACTTCTTTTTGCTTGCGTATTTCTTCAGCTTGTTCTCTAATTCTGTTGGCATTTGTTACCTCTTGGGTTTTAATAATTGGTTTTATGGTTTCAATATCTTTAAAGGTTTTTATCCCCTGTGCCTTCATTGAATTGTATTCGTTGATAAGTTGCTGTTGTTTATCCGGCTCTAAACTATTAATATTCTGTGTGCCGAATTTCTTTTGTGATAAATTCTCAAGTGTGAATTCATTCCTTTTAATAAGTCTTTCGTTGTTTGATATCGCTTCTTTTAATAATTCATTTGCTTTTGTTTTTATCTCAGTGGTTGAAATATTATTAACTGTTTCAAGCATAGCATCTGTATCAAATGCGTTTCTTTTTCTTCTTGCTGATTTGAATTGGCGTGAAAGTTCTGAATAGGTATCGGTATCAACTTTTAATCTTTGTTTCTGTAATTGGCGTTGCTCTCTTTTAATCTCCCTTTCGGATTTAAAAGAATTTAGTTCTTCTTCTAATTGAGTTTTGAAGTTAGATTGTAATTGAAGATCCTCAGTTGTGAATTTACTTTGTCCTTCTGCTATTCTTGAAGCAAGGTTTTTAATCTGGTTTAATTCATCAAGGGAAGGTAGGTTCGCTGTTTCTTCCGGTGCTGATGTTAAAATCTTTTTAAGATAATCCTGCGGAGAGATTCTTTCACCTGGAATTTCCGGTTTCTTAATTTCTCCTTCTGTTTCTTTTTGCTTAAAGTAATCTTTAGCAATTTTATTTCCGGGAGTTAAACTTTCTCTTACTAATTCATCAACTTTATTTCTTTGTTTGTTAATCTCATCAAGTGATTTAGTTAATAGTTTTGATTCTTCATTTGGAATACCTTCATTAAGTTGTCTTGCTGCTACGTTCCCGAGTCCCGATAAGAACATACCTGTAATGAATCCTGCTAATCCGCCCTCGTTAGTCCCTTCTGAAAGCTCTCTCTGAGCATCATAAATCTGTTGTGCGGTTAGATTAGCTCCAAACTGCTGTATTTGCTCTTGTACTCCTTCTACTGAACCCTGAGAGAGCATCTCAATAATAAGCTCTTTGCCTTTTAACCCGCCAAACTTCTCAAGCCTTCTGAATAATCTTTCAAATGGTAATACTTCTGTTGCAGCAAAAGGAAGGTTACCTATGAATACTTGATATGCTTTGTCTCTATCTCCTGTTTGCTGTAAAGCTACATTATATTCTTCTGCAGCTTGTGAGGTTGATAATAATAATGTTGAAACGAATGTAGGAACTTTAGCAAGTTTCCCAACTGAACCGCCAATTAGAAATCCAAGTCCTGAACCTATTGCTGATGGGAGTGTTGATTCTACAAATCCCTTTCTCTTTTCATCAATTGGTAATTTGGTTTCAATGGTTTCTCTTAAACCTTTACCTACTTTGGAAGTTAATTTGCTTATCGTTTCGGATGGTGGCAATAAACTTGCTCCCGGTGTTTCGCCTGTAATCCCGCTTCTTAATAGCTCATCTCCGATTAATCCTAATGCTTCAATAGTTCCGGGAATGGTTCTTAATCCTGAACTTACAACTGTGTTGATTGCATTTACAAACGGATCGCTTCTTGGTACTCCTTCAAGATTTACCATGCTCTCAGGTAATCCGGTTAAAGGATTTAATTCAGTGTCACGCCTTTCTTTCTCTGTAGCTAATCCCTGTAAAAGTTTCTGTTTGCCTTCTTCTTCCTGTTCGGGAGTTAATGGTTTTAATCCAAGTTCCTTTTTGATGGGTTGTTTTGTAGATTCAGATATAGCGGTAGTATCTTCAATTTTAAAAGGTTGTTTTTTAAGTAAGGGTGTGCCTAAAACATTCTGTTGCTTTAATGAGTCTTCTTCAGCTTCAATCTGTTCCGGTGTCCATAAATCTTTATACTTTGTTGGATGATCTTCTGTTTTGAAATCGCTGAATAAATGTGCGTCTGGATTTTCTGCTAATCTGTTCTCTGCATCTTTAAGCCATTCTGATTCTCTGCCCTTTGCATATTTATCATAGTATTTTCTGTAATCAAATTTATGGAGAGGATTGTCGGGGTTCTTGTCTATCCCGGTTCTGGTTGCAATGGTGTTATACCAATTATCAAAGTTACCATTGCCGTTTTTGGTTTGCCTTAATACATTCCCGTTGGTAGGTCGTTCTTCTTCTAATACGTCTGAGTAATTACTTATCTCCGGTGTTACGGTTTTCTTGCCAAAATTCCCTATCTGCTTCTGGAGACTTTGGAGGAATAATTGTTTCTGTTGTTTCCTCTTTTCATCATCGGGCATTTATTTCTTTACCTTTGGATTGGTGAAAATAGTATTCTTCTCCCCGTACAAATCACCTCTGTAAGCATTGGCATCTACTAAGTCCTGCCCTTCTTCTATTGTTATTTCATCTTTGCTTACCGCATCATATACTTTCTGTAAGTAGGTTTGGTCGGATATTTGTTCGTGTCCTTTAATATTATCTTCAAACCATATTTTAGCATTTGGAAGAAGCGTAGATAAGAATTGATTTTTTGCTCTATCAAAATCTTGGTTTATCTCTGATTCAGATTTCGGGTCTTTATATCTTCCTTCGCTGTCTATACCAAAGATATATTTTGCTTTGGCATCTGATATTACTTTACCGAATTCTTTCCACTTTTCGGGTTTGGGCATATCAATTTTTACTGTTGTCTTCCCTTCATTCGGATCGTAAGCAATCTTTGTATCTTCCCATTGACCGTTTTGTTTGTTGTAAGTCCAGTAAGTTTTAGTTGCTGAGTTTTTTACGCTTCCTTCAATATCAAAAGGTTTTGTTTTTTCTCCCGCTTCCTGGATTACTTTTTCATTTCCTAAATCATCACGTTCTACATATCTCTTGAGTGGATCACGTTCTGATACTGTTGTTTTAGGTGGCTTTAATCTATTAGCATTACTCTGAAGTTGATTCCCTAATACGTTAATTCTCCCTGCATCAATATGCTCTGATGGATTCATTATCTGGTCTATTGTGAAATCATTCCCTATATCTTCTGACTTGTTTAATCTTTCCTGCCGGGGAATATAATCTCCTAATACTTCATCGGTTATTCCCTGTGTGCTTTCTATATCTGGAGGAGTAAATTCATTCTTAGGACCCATCATCGTTGATAGAACGTTTCCCTGCCCTTCTTGAAATGTAGATGGCTCAAGCTGGGTGTTGGCTATTGTGTTCTGTTTGTTCTTTGCAGATTTATAAGCGGAATATAATGAGTTAAAGTATTCCTTCTGCTCTTCCTTCCTTTGCTTTTCTTTTAACAATTCAAAGATTGGAGAGAGTGACCCCGATAGTCCGCCAGTTCTTTGCTTCGCTCTATAATATTCACCTGCCATAATTAAACCTCTTTGAATTCAATCCCTGTTAAAGAGTAATCAACATATTTAACCCCCCCAAATTCTATTACTGCGTTAGGTATAATCTTTTCTACTTCCTGTGCGACTACACCTCTATATCTTTTTGGTGAACCGATATAATTAAATTCATAAATATTAAATCCGTTTTCAGTTCCTACCTTATTAATATTTTCTTTAAGTCTGATATCCGACCCTATGGCCGCTCCCGCAAGTTTTGATCCACCGCCTATAAGTGTGCCTATCCCTGGTATAAGCCCCGCTATATCTCCGATACCACTAAAGAGGTCTTCCAAAAACCCCGGGGCCTGATCCTTCTGCATCTGGAGATATTGGTTTTTGAAATCTATATCTGAAAGCAATCCAAGTTGTTTCAGTTCGTTAAAGAAGTTCTGCATATCAACGTTGCTTGCTGCTCCTGTTGTAGCGAATTTTCTATCATTCGCATTTCCCATCAAACCAAGTTTGCCTTTTGCTTTGCTTGTCTTGAGTTGTCCAAGTGCATTCAGTTTATTTTTATTTATTTCGGTTGTCCCGCCTGATATTATTTCGTTTAAAGGCGATCCGCCTGTTATGCCCTGACTCGCTAATCGAGAGGTTGTACCTTTCCCAAAATCCGCAATGTCCTCTTTTGCACTTCTGTTTATTTCTCCTTCGTAATTCCCGAATATTTCATCAAGGAAAGATGATTGATCTTCATAAGAAAATTCATCTTCGTAATTATCAAAGCGGTTCTCTATTGTGGGATCGAGGTTTGATACTTTGTTATAGGGACTATTTTTAGTCGCTTCTTTTATCCATTCTCCCAGATTTAATGCCATCTTAATTTCTCCTTATTTAAATTTCTTCCCAATAGATAATATCGTCTATTGCGTTTTTTTTCTGTATCATATACACACCGTTAATCTTTTCTGTCAATGTAAATGTTCCGTCTGCTTGTCTTATCTTAAACTTTGCTCCTTCTGGAACTGTGCTAATCTGTGGAAGCTGTGTTACTATTTTTCCTGTTAATGATTCAATAACTTTATATAGTTCATCTATTTCTTGTTCAAGTCCCGAAAGTTGATATTTTCCTTTTCGTGCCATTTAATTGTGTTTGCCTAATATTACTGGTTTCGTTAAAATCCTAAAAAGAGAAATTTCACAAGTATCATTTACACTTCCTGATAGTTGGGGATAGAAGTCAATGCAGGTAATTCCGTTTGGTAATTTTCTGAATATCCTTCTTTTATTTTTATCCAATGTTATTGCCGGTGTTTGTTCCCATTCCATTTCATTAGTTCTTTTGTAAAATATTATTACTGATAAATTAGTATCTATGTTATATACGCATTCTAAAAATCCTAAGTTTATCCTTTCTAACTTTTGAAATTCTTCCCTGCTTTGAAATTCAGCAAAGTTAATTTGTATAGAAATCGGGTTACCATTATCCATTCTTTTCTTCTATCTCGGTATAAGGCTTATCTCTTTTAGGAATATCTTTTGTTTCTTCAAGATGAACGTGAAGATTGTTTTCTAAATTATAACCACCAAACTTTTTTATGTATTCACTTATTTGTGTCCCAAAAGCATCTGAATTATCCTTGCCTGCAAGAAACTGGTTCACCCCCCCAAAACCTTTCAAGTGTGCCCCTGCAACTAAACCTGATTCTGTTATTAAAATATTATTAACGGTTGTGCCAATATATTTACCGTAATTTTGTTTTGCTCTTTTTAATAAGTCTGCAATGTGATTCTTAAATATCTCGTCTTGTAACTCAGGGCTTTTAAGAAACGTTGTTTCGGCAATCATCTTTTTGGCTTCCCTATTCTTAGGTTTCCATCCATTTATAGAATATCCCAAATCCCATAAACGTGGTTTGCCAAATTGCCACCTACCAAGAAAACCAAGAGTATTTTTTATATTATATTTATTCCCTGATTCTCTTGCACCCAAATCATTTGCGAAATCATTAAAATTTTTCATTCTATGCTACCTTATTACTTTTCTTAAAATTATCTACTCCCCATAACGGTTGTAGGTTAGTATAATGGAACGCTTTCTTTTGTTCTTCAAGATTAAATAAATTAAAATAATCTAATGGCAAGATATGGTCTATTGTCCATTTGTCTTTACCGAATCCATAATTGCTCCAATTCATACCTTCGGTAAATTGTAATTCAAGATGTATTTTTAATTGGTCTATAGAACAGCCAACCAAGTTTATTACGTTTGTATATTTTATTCCCTTTTTTAATCTCACAATAATTTTGTAGAACCTATGCCTTAAAGAATTTTTTAGTTTTGATTTTGTGGGCATATTCTTTCTCCATCGTTTTCTCGTCTTTCTTATTTTGTCTATATTACTGACTCTCCACAAAGCATTCTTTGTTTTCCATTCCTCAGTAGAACGTTTCTTTTTATTATGGGCGGCTATTTTCCCTTTATTCGCTTCATAATATTTTGCCCATTTTTCTTTAATCTTATCTGGATGTCTCAGGGCATATTTCTTTGTGTCTCTGAGCCCAATTTCTTTAGACTTTTTACGTTTTTTACATACTTTACATCCCCCAGTTCTCCCAGACCCAGTTGTTACCTTAAAAAACTCGTCTAAAGGCTTAACCTTTCCACAAATCTTACAAATTTTATGACTATCATCAACAAAGTAACATTTCCCACAAGATTTGACTATCCCCCTTTTAAGATTATTCAGCATTACCACCTTCTCCCCTCCGCAATCACATTTACACAAAACTTTCTTAGATGTTTGCCCACAGGGTGACTTATGCCCCTTTACTTCTTTAAGTATGGTTAATTTATAATATTTCATAATCTGATCTTAAAAGGAAAATTACTTAGAAAATATTTACGGTCTATTTTCATTTAATTTTATCTCTTAAAATTATCCACTATCCTCAGAAGGAAATCCAATTAAAGAAAAATTATTTTTATTACCTTTTAGTGTCACACTACCCACAATCTCAAATGGTATCCCTTGTATGTTTACCATAAGTTTATGTATGCTTATTACTTCTCTTGTTACTGTACCCTCATCATATACCAGTTTTTCTTTTTTTTTCTTCATTATATACCTTCACTTCACCAATATGAATATTATAGTTGACACAATTAACCCCGATATAAAACCAAAATAGAATGTATCATAAAATGGCTTTACTAAGGATTCTATTCTTTGCTCCTGCAAAGTCTTTAGCCTATTCCATTCTAATTCTTTTCTTTCATAATCAGAGATTATATCATCGTTGAGTCTTACTTCCTCACTAAGAAGTTTAACGCCTTCCCTCTTATATTTCAGTTCTGTTAATAGTGTACTAATTAGATATAGTTCTAACCGGTTGAACGAATCTTGATGTATCTGCCCGTCCCAACTCATTGAGTCTTGCCCGGATAATTGTATAGTAAACACTATCATCAGAAGTACTGTCAATTTTAGATAGTTCATAAATGTAATTGTTATAGTTTTTTTCTTGTAGTTCACGGATAATTTTTACCGTGTCTGCTTTTAATTTCTGGAAGTTAGTTATGCTGTCAAGTTTAGAGATTATTTCTTTTTTGCTCTTATCATATTCTGATTTAGTCAACGATTCTTCGGACTTAAAGAATGAATTGTAAATCAATAAAACCAGTATAATTAAGCATATAATAAAAAGAAAATTGTCTTTCACACAACCACCGATAAAATTATGACTATATAAGTTACCCAACTTAGTATCTCGATCGGATAGTATAGGTCATTCATTCCGCCTTCTTTTTTATGTACCAGTTTGTCCATTAAAAAGTGAAGGTTCATAAAAGGAATTAATAAAACCCAGTATGAATAATGAGCAAATAAATAAAACTTTGTGTAGTCTCTTTCTTTTTTTGTTATTGTCTGATACCAGATTTCAATATCAGGTGACCAACTTAGAATGAAAGCCGTAGCAATAAATATCCAGTTAGGATATATTAAGTATGCCACGATTGAACCTGCTGCAGAATGATTCAAACTTGTCATTGTTCTTTCTTCGTGAGCATCTCTGTTTTCTTATCAGAACCACGACTTGAACCAAAGAAATAACCCACTACTGTAGCGAATGAACCGATTAAAGCCCCCACTTCTAACTGTACATCTTGACCCTTTGTAATTTTATAAATGATAACTGCAAAGAATCCCGATACGACTATACCGGCAAGGATATACATATAGATTTCTTTTGTTTTATCCTGCATTTTTTTCTCCTGTTAAATAAATAATAAAATTGCCAGTAAGGCAATTAGTAATAAAGTATAAATTTCATTAACTGTATTTTGTTTCTTGGCGGTCATTGACTGCCTCCTGCTTTTACTACTTCAGTATCTATCTTCTTATTTTCTTTCCATTCTTTTAACCATTCGGCATTGTCAGGAACGGCTTCACGATAATCTAAGTACCTGTCAAAAAAGAAATATCCTGCTACTATAAACAGGACACAAAAAACAAAGATTGTCTTTGCTCTTAACGAAAGGTCTGCTACAATCTGCCATATACCTGAAAGAAATTTCATCAATCACCATTCTTAATTTTAGTACCGACCTTTCCAAAGTAGAATGATAAAACACTGACAAAGCAAATCTTAAAGACTTCTTCCTTTGTCACTACATACAATACTCCTGTTAATACTATCGAGATTATGTAGAGTATGTGTATGGGTTCGAGTTTGTCTCTGAGATTTCCCAATACTATTTATCATTAAGTTTACTGAATTTATCTTCATATTTTTTATCGAGCTTATCTATTTTATCATCTATAAGCAATACCATAAAAAAGAAGACTATACCGCCAATAATAAGTGCTAATGAAGTACCAAGTGCAATCCCTACATCATTGCCGAGCCAGTCATATCTGTACATTCCTTCTTGCTTCGTCCAATGTCCTAAGAGTGCAGTAGCACCAATTATCAGCATCAGTACACCACCTAACTGGCATAACTGATAAACAAATGCACCGTATCTGTTTTTGAATACGCCCCTTAAAAGGGGAACAATATATTTAACTATCATTTTATATCTTCCTTTAATACTTGATATTCCAAACATACCTGCTCCTATCATTATTCCTTGATGTTGGAATAAAAGATAAAGAGCATAGGCTAATAAAAATGTGCTTAGTGTTGATATCAAACCTTATCCTTTAACAAATATTTTATTGTAGGATGTAAAACAGCCAGGATTAATAATCCTATTTGTCCATAAGAAAGAATCATTGCATTGTCGTGATCGGCTTCTGTTCCTTTATAATTAATATAAATAGCAATTAACCCTACAATACGATATATAATTAAATAAAAAGATATAACTTTTATATAAGGACTATCAGTTAGTTTCCAAACTAATATTGCAATCAATAAACCTTGAAGCATTAACGACAAATCGCTTACTAACCATCCCGTGTTTTCTGGTACTAAAGCAACAAACCAAGTTGGAATAAATATGACAATGCTAAGTATGAAAATATTTCTAATTGTACTTTGCATTATACGTGAGGTATTGGTTTAGGTCTTTTTACCATCTTCTCTGTAATGTACTCAAGCCAATCCCCGGCTTCTGATTCTGATAAATCTTCAATATCATTATTAGCTTCTTCGGGATTGTCTAAGCTCTCGTTGAGTATCTCCTCAATAGAGACTTTTATTGCTAATGCTTTTTCACAGTTTGTCATTTTAACTATCCTTTCTTTAATAATTTATAAATTGTCGGCAATGGCATAGGTAAAAAATAATAATATTCATGGTTAGCTACTCTAAAAATTACGTGCAAAAACCAATTCCTTATATACCAAAATACATAAATTGATAAAGCCCCATCAAGTAAGATATTATTAAAAGGAGTTAATAAGAATAAAAATTCGGCTCTTGCGATAAACATTCCGTAAATCAGTACGACTACAAAAGCATTGTAGATAACGTGAAAGGAGTCACCTACTTTTGTTAGAATATTATTCTGATCAGTTTGCCAGAACATAAACTTCCTGAACCATTCAGCTTGCCAGTCTCCCCTGTTAATAAGTAGTTCACAATGATTCCAAGCTGATAGAATTGCAGCTAAAATTATTAGTATCATTGACTTTCTAATTCCTCTATTTCTTTGTGAATTTTATTTATTGCCTTCATTAGTTCATTAAGTAAATCAGTATCAAAATTACCATTAACCTTTTTACCAACTTCCGGGTTATAACCAATCCGTGATGCGGTCTTTTCAAGATCGTTTAACAAGTCACGTAAATACTCTTTATATCTTAAAGTCATTTATACTCCTTATTTGAACCAAAAAATGTTTTTTATCACGAAATAAGCAATTATACCCAAGATAATTACTATAACTATTGCTATGATTAAATATTTCATTCTTTATCCTTACTTACTCTGTACTGGTATATCATTACAGATAGACCAGCGAATAAGAATAAAATTATTTGCACGGTTAAGCTCATTTCTTTTTCAGTTCCTTTATCCTTTTTCCTTTCTCCTCTCTCATAGCATAAAGCAGTTTTAACCTTTGTTCAATCTCATATCCTGCTGATTGAAGTTTAGTTATGTCGGCTTCATTTTGCTGATACTCTTTAATCTCTTTTTGGTAGAGACTATCTCTGCTTAAAAGGCTGTCCTGTGCATTAACAGTTATAAATAAAAATGGTATTATGAATAAAAGTTTTTTAATCATTTGTGGCTTTCGCTTGTACGTAATAAACTGTTCCGTTTACTCTCACTGCAATGGTTACATCAGGTAAAGTTAAAGTTGTACTGCTAACAATCCCTGTCCCTTCTGTATAAAAACTTGGGATAGTATTACCTGCGGATAAATCGGTTGAATAATATACTACCGTATTAGCCCCCCCTGTACGGGATGCATTAACGGCATCAAAGCCAGAACCAATAATACGATAAATCCCGAATGAACCCCCGCTTCCTAAATTAACATAATCAACCCCAACATCGAGTATTACATTGTTGTCATTAGCCAATCCTACTCCTCCGCCACCCGCTATAAAATAGTTGTTGCCATAACTAAGTTTTGACCCGGAAGCATTGCTTAAGGTTAAAGACTCATTATCTGTATCACCATAAATGAGATCAAAATATCCTCTATCCCATCTGAATGTTGAAGAACCCACTTCATTATCAGCAACTTGAGCCGTATCTGGGACAACACTCCCTGTAAAAAAAACATTTTTTAATCTTGCATTCAATCCACTGCTGGAACCAAAATGGATTTCGTCTTGGGCATTTATTCTAAGTATCTCCTGACCCGAACCTGCGACACTCCAACCATATATATAACCTGTATTGTTAGTATTGAAACCAAGTGCTGTCGTATCGTCAATGTTTATGCTATTTATCCCATATTGGGGTGCAGTAAATCTAATCCAGGTACTATTGTCTCTCTTTTGGATGTTAAAATTATCAGCCGATATATTAACAGTAACGTCAGACGTATCTCTGTAAACAAGCCACGAAATTGGTCTAATACCCACTGCTCCGGTTGAGTCAATAAACTCAACATACCCCTCAATAAGTGTTTTCTCCTGGAAGTAATTATTCTCCATTGAAATATAATGTTTAACCTCATCCCCATTCGAGTCGTCTATATTATATCCCCACTTGGTAATAAAATTTCTTGAACCATCTACCGAATTATCAAACTCCTGCGTTCTCATAAGTATATTAGCCGTACCTGTTGTATGCTTTGGGGATACTTTCCATATATCAACAGCATCCCCTATAGTCCCCGTAGAATAATATATGCCATCAAATGGAGATGAGGCACTTGCATCTCCCAAGTCAAGGTTCTCATCATCTGCAAGAGACTGACTTACCCTGTTAAGATAATCATTAGTGTTAAGTATTGAAGGAGTAAGCGAATCTACTTTAGCTAAAAGAGAATCTATCTGCCCGCTTCTGTAATTTAGTGTGTCTGAACTCTGAGCCAATAAATAAAACGGCATCAGAATTATAAACAAAATAAGTTTCTTCATTTTTATCCTCATTAAAAGAAATTGGTACTAATAAAATTTTACCTTCTAAATCGTAAAGAGTATCATAATCAGGTGCTGTTTCTAAAAGAGTATTGAAACCGTCAGGTGGAGTAAAATGATACGGTTCATCCCAAAACCACCCAGGCAAGAAAGGATTATCTTTATCCTGTGCAAATGATATAGACGTTAAACAAATGAATATTAAAAGTATTTTTTTCATTATGGTGTTGTATAATAAATTCTTAACGTTGTTATTTGTGATACTGAGGCAAATGCGAAATCATAAGGTCGTCTCTGGATATTAGAAGCTGAACCATTGTCGTCTATTCTAAATCCTATTGCTTCATTACTAAACCCAGCGTAACTGTCAAGAACTTCCTGTACTATATCCTTTAAATCAATAGGTATTCTGTATCCCGTATTACTTGACCACGTCTCGGTTATTGTTCCTGTCTCTACAGCCGTTGTTAATGCTCTGCCTTCTGCTTGTGAATATCCTGCCGTTCCTGAAGAAAATGTTAAAACATTAGCGGTATCTAATCCTTGTATTGATAGAGGCACATTACCGGAACGGGTATTATAGCTTGTCATATCAACCCACGCACCAGTAATCGTTGCTCCTGCGGGTATAGTTATTCCCGTAAATCTTAAAAATAAAGTTGTAGCAACAGAAAGACTTGTAGCATTTCCAAGATAGACGTGTTCCAATGTTCCTGTATACATAGACGTACCATTATGCCACGCATCGTCAGAACCTTGGCTGATAGAAACTACTACAGAGTCACTTCCCGATACCTGTCCTAATGTTTCAGATACCTCTGCACTTCTTACATAGGCTGTATCGTTATTTAACGATACTCTGAAGTAATGCGTATCTTCCGTCAAAGGATTGAATGTAATAGTAAACGCTACATTACTGGAGTCACTTAATGGGCTTACATCTGCTGCTACAGAATCAGTATAAGTATCAGGCGAAGTACCATGTAAACCATAAATAGTGGTTGTTATACCTTTAACATTTACTGTACCCGATAGTTCAATTGTAGCAATATCTAAAGCAGTTATAGTAACGTCACTTGTATCATCAATAAATACAGGAGTATAATTAGGGTTTGCACTCAATGAACTAAATGCTCCTATTGTTGGGTTACCTGAGCTTCTTACATTACCGTTGAAATCAGCTAAGTGTCCATTGCCTAATAAAGTTACAGATGTTCCTGCATTTATTGCAGGAGAGGTTGGTAGTATATTCAATCCCAATCCTGTTGTTGTTGATGAGTCTTGAAATAAAGGATTCGCTACAATATCATTAACCCCTGTTGTATAGCTCTGAGAATTATAATTAGTATTACCAAAGGTTAAGTTATAATTATAAGCAGAACCATCATCGGCTCCTCCCTGATATAAACCAATTACTCCAAAAGCTACTATATTATTTTTAACAACAACATTATTCTGTCCGGATGGTCTTATTCCCGCTCCACAATTAAAAATAGTATTAAAAACAATTTTATTATCAATGCTTCTTGAACCGATAGGTGCATAAATTCCAACTTGGGAATCAAAAATAATATTGTTATATATTTCACACCGTTTGGCTGCGTAAATATTTATCCCGGCTGCTGCATCAATAGTGTTATCCAAAGCATTATAAATAATATTATTCCTCACAATTACACTATCGCACTCCCATTCAGTAACAACACCCGGAGGAGTAATCGTTCCGTTTTCAATGGGTATATCTAAAATAATTCCGTGTCCATCTCCGGTCTTACCGGTTCCAAAATTACTGATAATATTGTTCTCAATAATTACATTATCCCATCCGTGAGTCTGTATTACATTAACACCGTTCAAGCTTGATGTAGGTATTGTTGAGGTTGTAAATTGTCCGTTCTGAAGAAATCCAACCGAATCTATGATGTTACCGGATATTATACTTTTATCTGCAAGTCCGTATCTCCAACTCATAGCAGTTATACCTATTGCCTCTGCTTCAATATTATCGAAAGCATTATCTGATATGGTAAAATTGTAAAAACCTACTTTTGCCGGATGAAGGAAGTCAGGGTCACGATAAGCATTTACACCAAAGGTCATCCCATCAAACCTGTTATCTGTAATAGTTACATCTCTTGCAACACCTTCCTGCCCAAAAGTTGTTCCTGCTGTACCCGTACCAAGTTGATGAATGGCTGCATCTGAAGACCTCCAAAAGAAGAAATCAATAGCTCTCGCTGCACCCCATCCATCTGTAGTTGGGGCTCCGTCTAAATCATAGAAATAGTTATTTGTAAAAGTTAAATTATGTGCATCATTATGACTGTTATTATAATTAAGAACAACCATTATTTGTATTCTGTTATTGCCCGTAAAATTACAACTGTCCACAGTCAAATAAGCGGGGTCAAGTGCAAGTATAGTACCTCCTCTTAAATTATAGGTTTGTAGATTTGTACCATAAGTATCAAAGTCACAATTATTTATTTCAATGTTCTGGCATCTTTGCCCCAACCAGATTGTCCCTGTATTATAATTACCGGATGTATTCCAGACTAAATCCTGTAAATTAAGATTCTCAAAAGTTACGTATTCTACCCCGGCAGAAACATTTATAATTTTATTTAAAAGATTATTCGCTGTTAAAATTGGTTTGTTACCCGTACCATAAGAAGTAACCACTAAAGACTGGGTGGGTATTCCTCCCTGAGTGATGTTCAGTTGTTCTCCTGTCCACGTTCCGCCTCTTGCAAAAGCAATGTAAGGCACTCCTAACGTACTTCTGTTTGCCTGAGCAATAGCCCAAGCTCTTGCCATTGTCTCTACGGCACTTGAAGGTGAATCACCCAAAAAATTATCATTCCCGTTTGGTGAAACATAAATAACGTTATTATATGCTATAGCAGGGTCTTGAGTAAATGCACCTGCTATATTGGAATAAACTGAAGCCACACTATCCGGTGACCAGTTTCTTATCCTATAATTATATAATGTTGAAGCTGTCAATCCCGAATCATTATAGCTTGTCTCACTTGCAGAGATCACATCTATTGCACTAAAAGCACCCGTACTTCCTGTTCTTCGTTCAATCTCAACCCATTGTAATGGCGTTTCACTTATTTGTGACCACGCTAAGCCTATTTCCAAAGGGTCTGTTGAAGTAGTTGCTACTAAATTAGAAGGAGGATTAGGAATTATTATATCATCAGTTGTATCTGCTGTTGTGAAAAATACGGGAGGAGTAAAAGGAGAAAAATTACTATCACTTAATGAACGGAACACAAACGAATAAGTTGTGTTGCCTATTAAGCCAGAAAATATAAATGTAATCCTCGGAGGGTCATTAGTAGTAACCTGAGTGTCTATGGCAGTATACTCGGTTGCACTTATCTGACTTTCAACTCTTTGGTAGCTTATGACACTATCAGCATATTGATTTGCCTGTATGGTAATGGAAACATACGGTGTATCATTATCGGCAAAACCGGAAATATAGTCTGGTGCGATTAAAACAGAGTCCTCGCCTGATGTCTGAATAATAAGCTCATCTACAATCAATCTTAATGTATCTACCCTTAAATTAACTTGTTCAATTAACCAGTAAACAGAATCTAAATCCGTGCTGCCAGGGTCTACTTGTCCCGTAAGATTTACTATAGCAATTTTCCGCCAATATACTTCATCTCCGCCTCCCGGTGGTGAATTAGTATTCGTACCAAGACATATCCAGGTACTATTATTATATTCTATTACATCGTGAATAAGATATGTAGAATCAGCACTCCACGTACCTCTGCCTCTGGTACGTGTATTTATATCTGCAAGATGAATTTCAAGAGAATCTTCAACTCTTACAAGTGAATCACCTATCATTGTAGGAGTATTTCTTATAGTCCAATTCCCGGATATTGATAATAAACCATCGCCATCTACTAAAGGTGGTTCATATTCGTTTATTTCTTGTAACCTGTCAAAAGGTAGAATAAAAGCAGTGAGTGAATCGCTTACTATATCACCCACTTCAGACGAATCTAAGCCGGAACCAACAGCACCAAAAGCTCCCGTTCTTGTACTGTCCTGAAAATCTACCATCCCTCTTATTTGATCTGATCTTATATTCTGTGAATAAGAATATCCAGTTAATAATATTAATGCAAGAAGTATTTTATTTATCATCGTGCCGACCTCGCCAGTTCATACCATAAATCGTCTGATGAATCATAATAAAGTGTTATTGAATCTCCATTACCCATTGCGAAGTCTATGCTCCCTTCTAATAATATTTCTGTGTTATGCTTAATTGTAAACACATCTTGGACATCATTTGCAATAATCAGTGTTATTGTCTGCCCGTCTGCAGCACTTGTAAAATCTGTTACCTCCGGTGTCTCTACTCCATTATCAATTATACTTACTTTCCTGTATGCACTTACATCTACTGTCTGGCTTCCTGATGCCCAGGGAGAGATTTCTAAGGCGGGATATTTAACTGTATAAAAAGAATTATCCCCTGTAAATGAATTATCTCCGGTAATTGTATTGTTCCCTGCTGTGCTTACTTTTGAATCAATAGAATCTTTTATTAGTGAATGAGTAATCCCGTCAATTGTTTGCCCTGAACTAAAAGTAATATCTCCCGTCATTGTCCCGCCATACTTGGCTAATTTTGTATCAATAGAATCTTTTACAAGTGTATGGACTATCCCGTCAATGGTTAAAGCTGGAGAGAATTTTGTCTGCAGCAAGGTTTCGTTCTGAATATCTGTCCCTGATATGCCTAAATTTTTAACATCGTTACTGTCAATGGTTTCATCAAGGATTTCTATTGTGGTTATGATTCCAGTTCCGAGTGTTGCGAATAAAGAATCCTGGAGTAGTTGCATCGTAGCTTTATGAGAGTGCCAAGCTCCTGCATAATATTGTGATACTAAAAATAAAGTTGTGGATGGTAAAGAATCTGTTGCCGTCTGATTGCTTATCTGTGCTTTCGTCTGGGACGAAATAATTAAGAGAATAAAAAATAAAATTACTTTTTTCATTTATGTGCCTTCATATGGGATTTTGGTTGTTCCGCCTTCTTCATATATGTAATCGCTCCAGTCTTCATTGGTTAAATATTTATTGTAATCAATCTCTGCATCTATCGAATAAATATTCCCCAGTGTGTCCATAAAGAATAATCTTGCACTATAGCCTATCCTGTAAATAAGAGGAAAGATATATTTTGCTTCTTCGATTGGTTCTTTTCCTACAAATAAAAATTCCTGTTTTGTTGTCTCGTTGTAAATTCTTAACCTGTAAGTGTTGTATTTGTCTCTTACTGCGTGAAGGTCTGATTTCCCTACAATGGCTAAATATAAATCCCTGATTGTATCTTTGAGTATTCCTACTGCCCTGAATCCGTTCAGGTCCAGATAATAAATATCATCACTCCCGCACCATCTTATAAATCCGCCTGTGTTTACTATGCTCTCTCTTGATAAACAATTAACCCCGAATATTGGTTCTCTTGTAAATGCGTTTGTATGAGGGTCAATGCTCTCTACTGATTTATCTTTTAATACAAGAAGATCTCCGTTAGGCAGGAATTCCATTCCTACTGCTTTTGAATTATCAAACCTTTCTAATTCCCTGTAATTACTGAAAGTTGATATATCGTACATAAAAGCACCTGCCCCGCTTAAATGAGAAACAAGTATATAGTTCTCATATCTTTTATCTACATAAGGGTTTAAATAGTATGCCCTGCCTCTGTAAGTTTTCGCCTGATCCCATCCTTTGACAACATTAAACGAAGGTTGGTAACCCATATTGTCTTTCATTTCTGCACCATCAACCGTGTCGGGTGTAAATGCAAATCTTGTTTTTATTGATACGAGATCAGCCCAGAAATATGCTCCCCCAGTATGAACGTGCCTTATCTCAAGACTTAATGGATCATCACCACTATTTAATTGCATGGTATATTTTGTGAAAGTGCCACTAATAGTAAATACTTTTATTTCTCCATATGTGGTAGCCCCCCTGAAATTAACATAGATTAACCCACCACCCTTCAAATAAACATCAACTGTATAAAGCGTGTTGCTTCTCAGCCCAGTAATAGGATATTTTATACCCGATACTGTCCCCGAATAAGATGTTACAGATGCTTCGCCATACTTTAATGAGTAAGTCCCGCCTGCTGCAAATGTATTGTCTGATGATAATGCACCATGTATAGAATGAGTTACTTCCCATCCTGTTGTTGCATTGGCTTCACTTGCTATGCTTGCTGCATTTGAATCTGTATGCAGTTCAATAGACGAATCAAAATATAATCTTCCGTTTTCATCAATCTTCCATTGGTTTTTACTCCCTGATTCGTTCAGGTAAACATCGTATTCATTAATCTTATAGAACACACTATTATCTTCTGATTTATATAAAATCAGTTTTGTAATTCTTGGGTTAATCTTGGCAAGGTTTATATATGGATATGCTTCAACATCCTGACTGCCGTCAACCTGAATTAAGTTCTCTGCTACTAATTGCTCTGCATAACCGTCTATCAAACCTGTCAGCCTGAAATAATAAGTCCCTGCGGTTAGTGTGCCTGTTACCGGGAGTAAATCTATTCCATAAGCACCGGATGTTCTTAGAAAACTTAAATCAAGTATTATACCGTCTGTCTCTGAAAATGCCGTTATTGCTGCTGCATCTAAATCAGCATGGACACTTGCAAAATCAATATTATCCAATAGTAAAAATCTATTCCTGTACCCAACTGCCAGTCCCGGTCTGTTATCCTCTCCTCCAAATCCAATTCTTAAATCTTTAATTATTTTATGGAATACTACATCGTTCCATTCTGCATTATAAAGCTCAGCCATATATGCAGTCTCAATCCAGTTTTTTGTGATGATCACTACATCGTTTATGCTCCATAAACTATTATAATAAGTGTGATTGATTCTTAGTTCTCCTGCATCAACCTTGCACGTAATTATTTTGGCATACTGATCTTTAGTTTTGTTATAAATTGTATATCCTATTAAGGAATCATCCCCCAGTCCATGTGCAGAATCTCCGAATATTTTAATTACATTTGTATATGGTGCTGAAGCACTACCAGTAAGTTTTGTAATGATTGTTTTGTTTATCCATTCCCACTGTCCGACATAAGGTCTAACCCAAACCTGAATCATTTTTTGTGTATCGGCTACGCTTGATCCGCTTAATGCTGATAATGTTCCTTTACCTATTAAGCAGAACATTTCTCCATCTACATTTGCATTTGTATCGAAGAATAAATCAAAGTTTAAATATGATGGGCTTCCTATTGTTGAAAATAAAACATCATCATCTGCATCTGGTGTAGCATATCTTAAAGTATATCCGGGACGAAGTACCATCTTGCCCGGCTTTTCGTGAGCATGTAAGTTCAGTATTCTCCTTGCGGTTTTTCTACCGGGGTTCTTTACGTTACTCGACATTCCGAGGGCTTCGCTAAAATCTATTCCTATCCAGTCCTGTTTGGGTGGCATCAGGTTCCTTTAACTCCTTGATTCTTCCCTTCAATTATTGCTCTCTCTGCAAGTATTTTATCTCTTACATCTTTTGATTTTGAAGTGATAAGGTTTGTTAATGCTTCTGGGGCTGTCTTGCCTAAATGTTCTAAACAATAATTCTTTGCCATTGCTATATATAGATCAGCATAATTGTCTCTCATATCCAGATATTCATCATCGTTAGCACTCCCCACAACTCTTTGTGGGTAACTATTATAAAACATTGTAAGTGTCCCTGCGTTGGTTACATCTGTGCCTATATAAATAAATAAATATTGTCCGTGCTTGAAAAAATAAATCTTATTCTGTTTCTCAACATACCTGTGGAGATTATCAAAATTCTTGTCTCCTACTTTTACTATTTCATTCACTGTTGAAGATTTTAGCTTTGTAATGTTTGCAATTTTATAAGTAGATAAATCTATTGTTGTTGATGTGTGTGCGGGTAATACTGCAAAGGTAATGGATGCGTTTGCACCAAATGATTGTTTGGTTACAAAATTATCTACATCTGTTATTGATTCAATCCAGGATACCCCTGCCCTCGATGCCGACCACATTGGGATTCTTTTGCCTATGTCTGCACTTGTATATCCGTGTGCTGTTTTGTTTACGGTTCTTGTTGCATGGATGTAAGTCGCCCCAGTTATTAAAGTGGTTGACGTACTCCCTCCTGCATCTGTAACATCTGCTGATTTCCCGTAATCGTCACTCCCAGCGCCTGAAAGAATTTCTGCTACTGCAAGTATGGCAAGGTTGATGAACCCATCAAGTAAATCAGGATCAAGTTCCTGCTGATTCTCTGCTTTTAACCATTGAGAAATTAATCCCCTTACCATTTTAAGGGTGTATATTTTACCTAAAGGTTGTGTCGGTGCTGGCATAATTAAATTCCTTCTTTTAAGAAGTCATATTGGCTTCTTGTAAATAAATGTTATATCCAATGTCTGATATGGTTTCATTCCATTGATCCGTAAAGGGCGAATCATAACTTCCATTCTGCGTGAGGAACGCCCCTGTTTCGGGGTCAAGTGGAAGCCTTATATACTGGAGTGTTGCACCATAAGTCTGCGTAGCAGGAAACATATAAAGCCTGTCGTTCATCTGAATAATTGCGGGCTTTGCTGATGTCGGGGTATATTCATCGTAAGTCTCCCCCCTGTATAAAGCATATTTGCTTTCATCTTTTAATTTTATAAATCCATTGCCGGAAGAAAGGTTTCCACTATATATCTTAAAAAAATCTTTATATGGCGAAGAAATTACATAGCCTCCTGTATCAATATTTATT